CCGTGTGGATCTCTCGCCAACTCGCCTCAAGGCTCGCCTGCTCGACCTCCGTGACGAGGGTCGCGTCGAGCTCGTCTGGGGCGTCCATCCTGAGACCCACCAGCCTCGGAGCTACGCGCCAGCCGACCTGGTCGAGCATCCAGCGGACCGTCTGCCCGGTGACACGCTTGGAGGTGTGCGCGCCGATGACTGACTACCGCGACCATCGCGACGTCGACGTCCCCGAGACAGTCCGGGAGCTCTCGAACTCGTGCATCTACGTCTACCGCGAGCTCGCGATCGCCGAGGACTCGCTCACGGCGACGGAGATCTCGGACCGCTGCGCGCTGCCCTACCGGACGGCCGCCAACGTGTCCCGGCGCCTCGTCGAGGAGACCGAGCACGTCGATCGGCATCACGTCGACGGGCGCGAATATGTCTACCACGTGGTTGCCGAGTAACGATGCAAGATCCTACGACGTCTCCCATATTGATACGTCATCAGCCCCTACGATATCAGCAAGGCGACTGTTCCAAGGTAAATCATGGAGAGCGACAAATACCCGGCCGACTGGGAGCGCCGACGGCACGCCGTCTTCAAGCGCGACCAGTGGGAATGCCAGGGTTGCGGCCTCGTCTCCGAATCAGGCGACGGCCTCCACGCTCATCACGTCAAGCCGATCAGCAAGGGCGGCGGGCACAGCCTCGACAACCTGCTCACGTTGTGTGGGGAGTGCCATACCGAGGTACACTCCTCGGGGCAGGAACTAAACCTAACGCCAGTCCAGACTTATCCCTGCGCGGAGTGCGACGACGAGTACGTCGAGGGCGAGTCGGTCAAGGGCTCGTTCTGCTCCGAGCGCTGCTGGCTCGCCCACAAGGCGACGAAGGCACTCGACGGGATCGAGGAGAACGGACGTATCTGCGCGACGTGCTTCGCGAACTTCCCGAAGCAGGACACTGTCTGCCCGAACTGCGGCAACTGGAACGCCCAGGAAAATCATCGTGACGAGCTGGACGACGTCGATCTCGATCTCCGGAATCTCGTCGCGACCGTCATCCAGGAATACTGCGACTGAACCAACCGCCGGCGGCTGTTCATCACGCACGTCGTTCGCGGCGTGCGTGACTCTTAGTCATGGCTACGTCACAAGCACCCCAGACCTCGACAGACGAGTGTAAGCACTGCGAGACCGACATCGAGGACGGCGAGTTCTACACGCCGGGGTACTGCTCACACGACTGCTTCCACACGTACCAGGCCGAGACCGTTCTCGATGTCGTCCGCGCGGACCACCGCGTGTGTGGCACCTGCTTCGAGTTCATCAAGGAGGTCGAACCACCGGGGGACGACTGGAAGGCTGGTCGCGCATCGAGAGTGGAGGCCGCGCTCGATAACGGCGCCGAGTTCCACAACCTCGGCGGCCAGGCCGCACTTGATGTCACCGAGTGTTCGAGCGCGCCGCGGACGGCCGTCGAGTCGGTGATCGGATTCGAGTATCGGACCGCCGAAGCCGACACGGTCGTCAAGGAGGTAGAGACGTCGTCCGGGATCCGAGCATACCAGACTGGGACGGGCTGTAAGTGCGGCGCCGTCGATGTCAGTTCGACGGACGACATTCTGCGCGAGTGTTCGCCTCGGCGTGTCCTCACGAACGCCGTTCTGACGCTCCGACTCCTCGAGTACGAGGGCAAGATCGACAAGCGCGTCGACACGGAGCTGTTTTTCGACACCTACCGCGAGACGCGCGACTTCGACGTCGCACTCGGGAAGGCGCTGTACACGCCCGAGAGCTGAACACAGGTTTCATTCACATGTCGAGTGACACCCAGCCACCCCGCGAGCCGAGCGCGTACCGCCCGACACTCCACTTTAAGGAGCGCTTCGAGGACGCGTTCGATGAGCACCGTCGCCATCTGGACGGCGAGATCGTCCGGCGGTGCATCTTGGACGGCGAGCTCGTCGAGCAGGGACGGAACGCCGCCCGGTTCGTCGAGGATATCGAGGGCGTCACCTACGCGATCGTGGTGAACCCACGCTCCCGCTGCGTCGCCAGCGGCTACCCCGTCTCGCTGGACTGGACCAGTGCAGTCGAGTCGGGGCGCTGGACCGAGTCCCAGCTTGAGGACATCAACGCGTTTCTGGCCGACTCCCGATGACGGCGTCAGTCCCAGTGTGGGCTGCTCGAGGGAACTGCATCGCACCAGGACGCGCGGACTGACCACAAATCACCTCGGCCCTCACCGGAGGCCATGTACGAGACCAGGGATGACGCGGCGTCCTGACCACGCCGGGAGCTGACCGTCGCCCGAGGATTCGCGGGGCAACCGCGAGCCGGGCGTCAGGACATGACGGTCGCGGTAGCCACTCCGCCCCGGCCACCCGCTCCAAGTACCCCTTGCTCGGGCTGGCGAGGACGAGCCAGGCTGCGTTCGAAAAATGCGATAGTTGTTGACCGTCCGCAGCCCTGTCGCGCGTTCAAATCGCGCTCCGAGCCTCGACACCATTTTCATACCCATGATCGACACCCTGCACCCAGACGCCGTCTACATCGCCGGCGTTGTGCTGGTCACGATGCTCGCCGCGGCCCGACTGTACGCGCCGGGCGACTGGTTTAGTGAGGGCTCCCGGTTCTGGGCGCCGGCCCGCCGGCTAGTCGTCCCGCTGCTCCATCGGCTGTTCTCCGATGCTGACGGCGAGCTCTACGCCGAAACTGATGTCAGTCGCGCCGAGCGCGTCGCGACGCTTCAGGACGTGACCGTGGACGATGTCCTGAACGATCTCGCCGCAGCGGGCTATCGGCCCCAGCCGTTAGCGTCGTTCGCGACTGACTGGGAAGGCCGCCCGGAGGCGGCGTCGTGGGCCCGATACCACGGTTCGAAGCCGTTCCCTGGGGCGCCGGAGTGGCTTCGACGTCGTCAGGTCCACGTCCGGCTGTTCAAGGTACCTGCGACGGCCAGCGGCGGCCCGGCAGTGGTCATCGCGGCGCACGAGGAGCCGACGAGTTGGCGCCCGGATCTCTGGCGGGCCCACTACTCCGGTCGTGACGTCTCGATCGAGCGTGGCGTCCGGATGGCTGCCGAGGATCTCGATCTCGAAGGCATCCCAACAAAACGCTATGACCATGAATGAGTCTCAAGAGACAGATTCGCGTCTTGGTGGGCGGCGTCGCAGTTCTCACACTGCTGGCGCTGATCGCCGCCGACACGATACATCCGACGGTAACGTTCGCGACCGAGGACAAACTGCTGGTCACGTCGCTGATCACAGGCCTCCTCGGGATCGACATCGCGCTGAACCAGCTCCCGATCTCGCTCGACACGGGCGACAGCGGAGGGAAGGGCGATGAGTAACGCCGCCCTCGTAGACGTTCTCGGGATGGTTGCGGGCGCGATCTGGATGTCGGCAGCGCTCTACTTCCAGTTCCTCCGGCGCGAGATGGTCCACCCGGCCTACGTCAGCGTGCTGATGCTGATCGGCGTCGCGCTGATGATGGGCTCGTCGGCGCTCACGATCGCCGGGAAGCCCGGAACGGTCGAACTGCTCGGCATCGCAGCGAACGCGCTGTTCATCGCGTTGGGCTTGGCCGCCTGGATCGGCCTCGAACGGTACGCCTTGCTCGAGGAACGCAAAACCGCTGGCGAGGACGCCCGGTCGCTCTCACGATGACCTTCTACTGCCCGTTCTGTGACTCCCGCGTCGGCTTTTCTCCGGCGGGGGAACGGAACGGCGAGGACATCTGTGCGAGCTGCAAGGCCGAGCTCGGGACGATCCGGACACCCTGGGGCGTGACCGACTGATGGACACTGACGAAACATACCTCGACACGAGCTACTACGTCCGGCTGGCTGGCGAGACGCCGCCAGTATTCGTCCAGGAGTATTACCAGTCACGGATCAACGACCCGGACGACACGCTCGTCGATCACGACCCCGACCCATTCCGAGATCACCATGTCCTGAACGAGGACGTCCCGATCGATGGGCAGGTCGCGTTCTACTACCCGGACCGTCTCTCCCCTGACGTCGACAAGGGCGCGTGGTCGTTCGCCTTCCCGTTTCGCGATTATCGGAAAGACGGTGCGCCCTGGGCGGCGTTCCCAGAGAAGCCGAAGTGGAAGCGCCATCCCGTCTGGAAGTGGACGAACCCAGAGCAGGATCCACACGAGCACCTGACGCTGAAGCCGAGTCTCGGCGTCGGGGAGCCGCTCTCGTTTCACTGCTGGATCCGCGACGGAGAGATCGAATGGCTATGAGTCGGAAGACGATCACCATCTCCGAAGAGGCCTACAACGCCCTCGACGGGGAGAAGCGAGAGGGCGAGTCGTTTACCGAACTGGCGTTCCGGGCTGCCGAGGCACTCGAAGACGGGGACGGCGCAGCGAACACGGATCCGAACACACTCACAGAGGAGCACATCGACGACATCGGTACCGAGGTCGAGGACAGACTACAGCGGATCCTCGAAAACGCCCACCTGCACGGCTGAACACGGAGTGAACACATGGGATACACAGCAGCCTGCGACAAGTGCGGCGGCCGGTGCGAAGAGGGGCCCGGCGCTACTCGGACAGTTCGGTCAGGGCTGGTTCCGAACGAGCGACCTCGCCGGCGAGATCAACGCCGCCGGCTACAGCGAGGGCGACACCGTCACGCTGTGTGGCGAGTGCGTCGCCGACATGCTACTCTGATCATGGACGAGCGTGAGGCGTCTCGGCGTCTGTACTGGGACGACCGCGACGGCAGCGAATACTGCTGTCCCGGCTGCGGCCGGCCACGTGAGGCCGTCGACGGCATCGAGCTCCACCATCGCGACCGGCGCCGGCGGAACGCCGACCCGGACAACCTGATCGGCCTCTGTTCGGACTGCCATCAGGACGGCGAGCACGGGAACCGCCGTGGTGACCCGCAGCGGCTCCAGGAACCGAGCCCCTACGATACCGACCCACCGTCCCCGGACATCGACACTCCGGGCTTCTGATCGTGCTATGACAGTCCGGACGGTAACGATCCTGCCATGACAGACGACTCAGACCTCGAGATCGCCGAGCAGGCCCCCACCGACGCGGAGGGCCATCCGGTGCATCCGGACTCGGACAAGAGTCACCGCATCTGTGCGGCGACGAAGTCCGACCGGACGACACCGACCGATCATGGCCGTGAGCGTGACGACGTCAACTACTGTACGCTCGCCGCTGGTTGGGGCGTCGACGGGAAAAACGAGGGGACATGCTCTCACCATCTCGGCGCTGTCGATCGTCGTGGCGAGAACAACCCGAACTACGAGCATGGCGCCTATTCCGAGTTTCAGGATTTCATGCTCGACAGTCTCTCCGACCAGGAACGGGAGGCCGTCGACGCGCTGGATCTCGATGAGGACGCTGACCAGTTCGCGAAGGACGTCGTCAAGGAGGCGTACGCGAAGTACCTCCGAACCTGCGACGATCGGTTCCTCCGTGAGACGCGCCAATGGGCCAGCGAGTTCGGCGTGATCGAGACGCCGGTGGACGAGATCGAGATGTCCGCGGACGTCGACCAGACGACCGAACATGAGCTCGGCGATGATGAGAAAGAGATCGCCCTCGAGGTCATCCGGCAGCGCCAGCAGGAAGACGCAGGAGGCGACTGATCATGGACGAACTCACACTCGACGAGCTTCCACAGCCAGAAGCGGAAACGACCGTCTCCCCGGATGAACTCTGCGTCGACGGCGACAACCCGAACGAGCAGTCCGACGAGATGTTCGGGCTCCTCGTGGACAACCTTCGCGAGAAGGGCTGGATCGGCAACGCGATCGTCGCGAACACGGGTGACCTTCCTGGGTACGACGGCAACGCTGAGGGGCTGATCGCCGATGGCGAGCACCGCTGGCGGGCGGCCCAGGAGGTCGGCCTCGAGGAGGTCCCGGTCAAGCTCTACGACTTCGAGGACGACGCCGAACGCCGGCTCTGGCGCCAGGAGCTCAACAAGATCTCCGGCGAGCACGACTCCAAGCGCGACGCCCTCGAGTACGACTACCTGCTGAACGCGGGGCGCGGCGAGGACGTCCAGGACCTCGTCGACGCGGCCGACGAAGATCTCGACGAGTTGCTCTCGGAGATCCGCGTGGACAACGCGACGGCGCCCGCCTACGAGTACGACCCTACGACACAGGTCCACTTCGAGGACGCTGTCGCAGGTCTCCACGAACACGTCGACGACGACAGCGTCGACGTCGTCCTCACGGACCCGCCCTACGGCGTCGATCTCGACTTGAGTGAGACGCTGGGGAGTTCGGAGACCGAGCACGCCGGCTCGCTGGAGAACGACGGCTACGAGGAAGCGGTCGACCTCTGGCGTGCGATCGTCCCCGAACTCAAGCGAGTGCTCGCCGAGGACGGCCACCTCTACGCGTTCGCCTCCTGGAAGACGTTCGACGACTTCTGGGACGTCCTTCAGGACGCCGGCTTCGAGGTCCTCAACTGCGTCGTCTGGCTGAAGTCGGCCCCGAACAACCAGACGTCGTTCGGCAGTGGCGGCGTCCGCTACGGCTACCAACACGAGTTCATCCTCTACGCCGTCCACGACGTCGCCGATGCCCGATCGCTCGACCGGACGGTGTCGGACGTCATCCTGCACAAGCACTCCTCAGACGGCAACGAGCACCCGACCGAGAAGCCGGTCGGCCTCCTGGAGACGCTGCTGGAGCAGTCATCTTCCCAGGAGGATGTCGTCCTGGACCCGTTCCTGGGCTCGGGGAGCACCGCAGTGGCGGCGCTTCGGAACGAGCGCGATTGTATCGGCTTCGAGGTCGACGAGGAGACCTACCGCCAGGTGATCGAGCGACGCGTGGCCGAGGCCGAGCGCCAGCTCGAGGCCGGCGTCAACGCCGGCGAACACTGAACGAGACTGAACATGAGCGACACCGACTACCGGGCGATCGACATCCCTGAGGACAAGCCGCCCGAGGAATACCACTGGACGGAGCGGCGAGCAGAGATCCTCGAGTTGATCGAGAAGGCCGGGCATCCGGACTCAATCAGCCCGACGCGTTTAGCCTCCCGGTACGATGTCTCGAAGAGCCAGATCTCTCAGGACAAGGCCCGGCTGCAGCAGTACGTAGTGGGCCGGATGGACGAGGACCGCGTCGACGCGATCACGGCCACGGTCTACGAGACGGCGATCCGGAAGCTCATGGAGAACGACGAGTACCGGAAGGCGGCGAAGACGGCGTCGGAGTGGAACGAGTGGCTCGGCGATCGCGGCCACGTCGGCCGCGAGCCCAACCGTCTGGAGGCCAACGTGAACCAGTCGACTGAACACGAGCTCGCCGAGGACGAGCAGGAACTCGCGCTCGAACTCATCCGGCAGCGCCAACAGCAGGACGACGGGGGGCTGGCCGATGTGTAGCATGAGCAACGACGTCGACCCGGAAGCCGCAGCGGAGCGCCTTGCCGCGGCGACGACGTCGCCGGAGACCAAACGGGACTTGCTGAACCCCTTCGAGGGGCCGGCCTCGTGGATCGACTTCGCCAACGAGCTGACGCGGAACTACATGGCCGAAGAGATGGAGGATGACCCCTACCACCTCCTGGGCGATCACCACGAGCGCTGGCTCGAGGTGTTCGACGGCGGCGACCGGGTCCTTCTGTGTCACCGTGACGGGTTGAAGACGACGATCACGCTCACCTACCTGATCGCCTCGCTGGAGTACAAGGACGGCTTCCGGGCGATCTGGGCGATGAACAATCAGGGCTCGGTCAAGAAGAAAGCCGACACCGAGTTCTGGAAGATGGTCGAGCGCAACGAGTGGCTCACCAACCTCAACGGACCGCGCAAGAAGGACACGATCGAGGCCAAGGAGTTCGCGAACGGCTCGATCATGAACTCGGGCTGGCTGTTCGGTGGGATCGAGGGCGACCGCGCGCACCTGCTCGTCCTGGACGACATCATCAAGGAGAAAGGCGACGGCGACACCGAGGACGTCCTCGACTGGATCCAGGCCGTGTCCGTCCCGATGGTCAAGGAGGGCGGCCGGACGGTGATGATCGGGACCCGCAAACGCCCGGACGATATCTACAACGACTACCGCGCTCTCGAGGGCTACGCGTTCGACGAGTACCCGGCGATCCTCGACTACTGGGACCAGCAGTTCGGCGCCGATGACGACTGGGCCGACCGGCGGCCCGACGAAGAGCTGTACACCGAGGTTGAGGATCCTTGGAACGAGGGCGAGACCCTCCAGGTCCTCTGGCCCGAGGCCCGCGGCCCGGAGTGGCTCGCCCACAAGCGGTCCCAGATGTCCGACCACCGCTTCTGGCGGGAGTACTGCCTCGTCATCATGGGGTCGTCGGGCAACCTGATCGACGCGACCGATGTCCGGACGCCCGCCCAGGACGGTGGCTGTTCAATCGACGATCGCGACCCGCCGCCGAAGTACCGCGCCGGGCCCGGCGAGGCCATCATCCTCGGCCACGACCCTGCGAACTCGCCCACCGGCGACGATGCCGCGTTTTCGGTCTGGCTCCTCCAGCGGGACGGCCGGCGCCGCCTCCTGGACGCCCACGCCGAGGTGGGGATGCAGCCCAGCGAGGTCAAGACCCAGCTGGTCGAGTACGACCGCCGATACGATCCGGCGATGATCGTGATCGAGAACAACGGGATGCAATCCTACGTCGCCGAAGACGCGATCGAGTTCGACGCCCAGCTGGCCGCGAAGGTTACTGGGCTGACGACCACCGGCGCAAAGCACAGCTGGGAGAACGGCATCCCGCGGATCCGGACGCTCGTCGACAACGGCTACATCCTCTTCCATCGCGGCCACCGGCCGACCGAGGACTTCATTACAGCGATGCAGTCCCTCGAGCGGCGTGACGGGAAGCTCCACGGCCACACACCGGACCTCATCGCGAGTTGGTACATGGCCGAGAAGGGCTTTCGCCGGCTGGAGGACATGGGCCTCGTCGACGATGAGGGCGCCGACGACCAGGCCGACACGGACGGCGACAGTGGCGGCCTGACCTATCTCTAACCCGAGAAACCATGAGTAGCGACGACACATCCGACGGCTTGCAGGAGCAGCGCATCGATCTCTCAGTCTCGACGCTCGACAAGGGCGCGACGATGTCGAAAGCCCGCGAGACGACACAGCTCGACGAGCGTCGGATCGCGATCGACGCCGGCCTCGGGATCCAGCCGCCGTACGACCCCGAGACGCTGGCGGCCTTCCAGGAGATCAACGAGACGCACCAGGCGTGCGTCCGCAAGAAGTCCCGCTACGAAGTGGGGTACGGCTTCGACATCGTCCCACACTCGCAGGCTGACGAGCCCGACCGGGACAGCGAGGCCTACGACGACGTCGAGACGTTGTGGCGGAGCGGCGATTCGCGCTGGCAGATCGGACCCGAAGGCACAGCGGCCTCAACCCCTGAGGAGGTCCTGGAGCTCGCCCGCCAGGACTACCATGGCATTGGGTGGGCGGCCCTCGAGATCCTCGTCGAGGGTGACGGGACACCGATCGGTCTGGCCCACGTCCCAGCGACGACCGTCCGAGTCCGGAAGACATCGAAAACGATCGAGACCGAGGACGGCGAGGAGAAGGAGGTCATCGAGAGCGGCCACGGGTATCTGCAGGTCCGCCAGGGCCGGCGCCGGTACTTCGGTGAAGCGGGCGACCGCTACGGTGACGACCCGACGTTCGTCGATCGAGAGACCGGCGATGTCGCGAGCGATCCCTCGGAGCTCGACAACGAGCCGGCAAACGAGCTCCTCTTCATCCCGAACCCGAGCCCGCTGTCGCTGTACTACGGTGTCCCGGACTGGGTCGCTGCGATGCAGACGATGGGTGCCGACCAGGCCGCCAAGGAGTGGAACCACGACACGTTCGAGCACCTCGGCATCCCCTACTACGTGGTCAAGGTCACGGGCGGCACGCTCACGGAGGACAGCCGAAAGGAGCTCCGGGAGCTGATGGACAACCTGAAGGGGACTCGCTACCGGACGGCGATCCTCGAGGTCGAGGAGTTCCTCGACGAGACGGATCTGGAGGGCGAGGACGGCGCCGAAGCCGACATCGAGCTCGAACCGATCGGCTCTCGCGAGGACCTGGACATGGAGTTCCAGGCGTTCCGTGAGCGCAACGAGCACGAAATCGCTAAAGTGCACGAGGTGCCGCCGATCCTCATCAACGTCACGTCGACGTCCAACCGAGCCAACTCCGAGGCGCAGGTTCAGGAGTTCGCGCAGGACGTCATCGCACCCGAGCAGGCCAAGTTCGAGGCCCGGCTCTACAAGATCCTCCACCAGACCGCGCTCGGCGTCGACGACTGGACAATCGACTTCGAGCTGCGGGGCGGCGACAACCCCAAGCAGGAGGCCCAGATGACGGAGCGTCGCGTGCGCTCCTACCGGCTGTCGGGCGTCGCGACGGTCAACCAGACGCTCGAGGAGCTGGGGCTCCCCACCCGCGACGACGAGATCGGCGACATGACGCTGGCCGAGTACGAGGCCGAGATCGGCGGCGACGCCGGCGCCGGCGGCGGTGGCGAGACAGAGGCCAGCCAGTCGGTCCACGCGCCGCCGGAGGAGAACAAGATCGGCGAGCGCGAGTGGGAGATCGTCGAGAACCAGCTCGCCACCAAGGACGCGATCGAGCAGACGCAGTTCAACAGCTCGAATCTCTCGGAGGGACTCTACGACATCGAGGCCCAGGAGCTCTACCTGAGCTTTGAGCGTCCGGACGGCCAGAACTCGCTGTACGTCTACGTCGACGTCCCGCAGTCTGTCTGGGCGGCGCTGACGAACGCTGGCAGCCACGGGAGCTACCACTACGAGCACATTCGCCTGGAGTACGGGTACATGGAGATCACGAACTTCCACTCGCGGTTGCCGGAGGGCCCGGCGCCGGATCCGGAGGACGTTCCGGACGACATCCCCAGCGGCATCTAACAGGCGGCGCGGTGCGGTTATCCCCGACTGGGCGGCGCGCGGTTCGACTCCGCGCCGGGGACCTTCGCCGGGGCAGTGCGGCCCGGCACTAAACGATGGCTGATTCTGAAACCAACCGAACGCGCGGCGAGAAGCGTGGCCTCGTGTCGACCGACGACGTCGACGCGGACGACGCTGACGCCGACGCCAACGACGACGCGGAGGACTGACACATGACCGACCGAGACGCACAGCTCACCAAGCGCGTCGACTACGTCGCCAAGGACGCCGAGGAGCAGACGGCGACTGGCGTCGTGATGGTCCCGAACACGGTCGACCACCAGGGCGACTGGGAGCGTCCGGCGACTATCGAGGCGTTCGCCAACCAGTTCGGCGCGTTCATGGACGTCGACGAGGCGGACGGCGGCGTCATGCACGCCGTCTGGCCGTCGGAGTGGATGTCCCTTGACCGCAACGAGGTGCTCGACGCCCCCGAGGAGATCGGCGGTAGGGACGTCCCCGAGGGTGCGTGGGTTCAGAGGTGGGCGTACCACGACGACGATCTCTGGGGACTCGTCGAGGACGACATCCTCGGCGGGCACTCGATCGGCGCGGTCAACGCCCAGTGGGACTTCAACGGCGAGGACCCCGAAGATCTCCCCGATGACGTCACCGTCCCCGACGAGGTCGACGTCGCGGAGTACTGGGAACTGACTGACGGCATCGTCCAGGAGGTCAGCGCGGTCGACATCCCGGCGGTTCCCGACGCCCAGATCCTTTCGACGTCGAAGGCTCGCGCCGCCACGGCCGAGAAGCGCCTTTCCGACCACCTCGGCAACCGCGATGGCTTCATCGAGGAGGCACAGGAGCGCGGGCACAGCGAGGAGGCCGCCGAGCGGCTGTGGAGTGTCCTCGACCGCGGCATCAACGTCGAGGGTGCCGGCGAACCCGGCGCGAAGGCGAAGCTGACCAGCGCGGCGACGGCGTTCCTCAACGCGCTGACCGGAGCCGACAGCGGCGACGGCAGCGAGCGACGCGCGGGCGCACAGGCAGCCAAGAACGCCAGTAGCCCAGACCGTGTCACCAAGGAGGACACAGTCGGTGTCGATGTCTTCCGCATCACAGCGGCCGACGATGACGACACGGACTACGATGGCGACCTGCTCGGCATGGGCGTCGACTTCCCCGAACACGACGTGTACGTCGACTGGCGCCGGGATGCGTTCCCGGATGCGCTCGAGGATCCGCACGTCTCGATCTACGGCAGCATGGAGGATCTCGAGCAGGCGACCGGGAACCAGATCGAGTCGCTGGACACAGTCGATAGCCCGACCGACGGGTTCGCGTCTGAGGCACAGCGAATCCGGCAGAAGGCACTCAAAGAGGCAGACAATCACGCCCCCGAGGGCGACACCTCGGATGCTGGCGGCTCCGAGACGGAGGCCGCCAACAACACTGACATGAGCAATGACGACCCGATGGCCGACGCCCCTGAGTGGGCGAAGGCCCTGGACGACCGCATCGACTCCCTCGAGTCCGAGAAGGATGCCGACGAGGGCACTGACGATGACCTGATGGCCGATGCCCCCGAGTGGGCGAAGGACCTCTCCGACCGCGTCGACGAGATCGAGGCTGAGAAGGACGCCGACGAGGGCAAGCCCGAGTGGGCCAAGAACCTCGAGGAGCGCGTCGACGCGATCTCGAAGCAGACCGGCACCGACACCCAGCAGCTGGGCAAGTCCGGCGAGGAAGAGACCGAGAAGGACGGCGGGTTCACGCTGGACCCGCGGAAGGCCCGGAGGTAACTACAGATGACGATCAGCTCTACCCGAACGCAGAACGAGAAGGCGATCGAGAAGCTCGACACCTCGGACATGGCCGGCGGCGTCCTGCCCCGTGACCTGTTCGAGGAGTGGTACCAGAAAGTCGTCGACTCGGCGACCATGCTGGAGGGGGCCCGCACCGAGGACCTCCCCCGGCCGCAGATGGACCTGCCGCGGATCAGCGTCGGCGAGCGGATGCGCCGCGGATCGACTGAGAACTCCGGTGACGACGGAGATGGCGAGGTCAACACCGACGCGGTGAGCTTAGACGTCGAGAAGGGCACGCTCGCGTACGATCTGTCGCGCGAGTCCGTCGACGACACGCTCGACAACGTCGACGAGATCGTCCTGGACATGCTGGCCCGGCAGTTCGCGGTCGACACCCAGGACCTCGGGATCAACGGCGACGAGTCCGATGCGGACGCGTTCCTCAGCCAGAACGACGGCTGGCTGAAGATCCTCTCGAACTCAACGGACACCGCCACCTACGACCACACCGATGCCAACGGCAACGCCCAGCCGATCAACACGAGTCTCTTCAACGAGATGATCCAGGCGATGCCGAACAAGTACCTCCGGTCGGACCGGTTCGAGCCGGTGTTCTACGCTAACGAGAACAAGGTCCAGCAGTACCGGATGGCACTGACCGAGCGCGAGGATCCGCTGGGTTCGGCAGTCATCTTCGGCGACGAGGACATCACGCCGTTCAGCTACCGCGTCGAAGGCGTCGCTGCCTGGCCGGAAGACCAGATCGTGTTCACGCACCCGCAGAACTTCGTCTACGGGCTCTACGACGAGGTCGAGATCCGCGTCCTCACCGAGACGGACAAGGTCGCCGAGAACGACCTGTTCGCCCGCTACTTCATGCGGATTCGCGACGACTTCGCGATCGAGGACGAGGAGGCCGCCGTCCACGGCACCGGGATCGAGGTCTGAGGTGGTCTGAGAGATGGCTACCACGAATGAGCAGGTCCGTCAGCGGTACGAAGCCGGCGGGCTACTCAACGACGGTGCGCCTCGAAACACGGTCACGGACGGCCCCGGCAACGGTGCCGAGACCGCCGTCGGCGAGGACACGGACGTCCACGTCGTCAACCCCGACGGGACGAACGCGGTCAACCTCGACGCAGCGGCGGAGGCCGGCCGCGAGGTCGCCATCGTCCACAACGGCGGCGCCAACACGCCGACGCTGTCGTTCGCCGATGCGGACTTCGTCGGGACGGGACCGGCAAACATCACCAGCGCGGGCGCCACGGCCACACTGGTTAACGTCGACGGCACGACCAGCGGCTGGGTCGTCAAGGCGACCGGGAGTGCCTGATCATGCCACGAGTACGCTACACCGCTGACAGCGGTCGGTACCGTATCACCGGGCAGACGTTCGAGCCGGGCGACGTCCACGAGGTCAGCGCAGCACTGGCCGACCATCTCGTCGACGACGTCGGCGAGTTCGAGCGCGCCGACGATGCCGACGCCGGCGCCGGCGAGACCAAGCCAGCGTCTGCCGATGTTCACGAGGGGGATAGGCCGCTCGATGCGGACAAAGCCGACGACGCGAGCGGAGCTGATGATCTCGTCGCGACGCTGCAGGACCAGACGATCCCCGAAATAGAAGACGACCTCGAGAGCGGCCGCTTCGATGATCGCCTCGATGAGCTCGCCCAAGCCGAATCTGAGGGCAAGGATCGCGCCGGGATCCACGACGCGATCGGTGTCCGCCGCGCGGAGATCGAGGAGGCCTAACCCATGCCTGCGCGGGATGCCAGCACGGTGATCACAGACTCGAAGGCGTTCGGCGCACCCGAGACGGCCAGCGCCTTGATTGACGGCTACCACGCGCCGGCGATCTGCGTTGCGTTGGAGAGCCTCGAGGGCAACGCCGATGACACGCTGACGATCGAAATCGTCGGCGCAGCTGGCTCCTACGAGGTCGACAGCCGAACGCTCTCGGCGACTGGGAGCTACGTCGTCGATGTTCCGCAAGCCGATGAGGTGCAGTTGACCAGCGCGAATGGCTCGACGATCAGCGCTGAAGCACGGAACAACCCGAGGTAACCAGAGATGCCCACCGGCTACTGCACCGTCGAGGACGTCCGCCGGGCGCTCCAGAAGACGATCGACAGCTTCGACAGCGGCGCCTGGGGCGCGGACGATCACCAGACGGTCGTCGACGCGATTACGAGTCAGACCGAATGGCTTGAGAAGACGACAAAGCGCCACTGGTACGACCCCAACGGGATCACCGAGGACGACAAGGACCCAATCCCGACGTCAACGAAGTCGCGGAACGACGAGGAGTCGGTCACGACCGGCGGCGCCACTGTTGTCGGCGAACCGGTGACGCCGAAGACGTGGCACCAGGGCTACACCAAGATCCGGCTGGCCCGTCGGGACGCCGGCGCCGTCGAGCAGCTACTGGTCGCTGGTGAGGATGGCTTCGAGGACTGGGTGGCCAGCGACGAGTACGCCGGCGGGCAGTTCCCTGCCGCCCTCGGCGACGACTACTACGTCCGGGTGAACAACGGCGGCTGGTCAGAGCTCTACCTGGACGCCGATCACTTCCTGGACGCAGACAGTGAGCCCATCCTGGACTCGTACAGCAACGCCGTGTACGTGACCTTCGAGTACGGCCATGAGGGCATCCCGAAGAACGTCCGGCGGGCGGTCGCGATGCGCGCCGGCGCGCAGCTGCTCGCGCCTGACGACGAGGCTGCGCTCGGGATTCCGGAGCAGTCGTCACTGCAGTCGGTCGAGACGAAGGTCCAAGCGCTCGAGCGACAGGCCGAAGAACTCCTGGAGGTCTATCTGTGAGACCGGATCGCCCCTACCGCGCGCTGCGCGCTGGCGTCGGCGCTGCGGTGATCCTGGTGGTCGTCGGGCTGTGGGCCCACGGCCAGGCCACCGGCTCGCCGCTCGAGACGATCTGGCAGGTCGTGATGCTGGCGCTGGTGCTCGCCGCCGCCTACTCGGTGTTCGGGCAGCGGACGGTCGAGAACGCCGTCGAGACTGCACAGGAGCTCCAGGGTAGCGATACGGAGGGTGACGATGGTGACGCTTGATTCGGACTTCGAGTCGAAGCTTCAGGAGGCCCTCCTCGACGGCGCCGAGCACGAGTTCGTCGGCAAACAAGGGAATCTCGTCCATCAGGCGATCCAGCAAGCTCATGAGATCCTTCGAGAGTACGGCTCTCGATACGACTACTCGATTGAGCCGATCATCGAGTCGCTGGGCCAGGTGGACATCGAACGCACCGACAACCGACTTCGGATCCGAGTCGGCTGGGACTATCCAGCAGCGCCGTTCTTCGAGCTGGGGACCAGTGACCACACCGTCGAGGGGAACCCGATCCTTTCGTTCGTGTGGGAGGATCCGCCGGCGTGGGTACGCGAGCAGTTCGATCGCGAGGGCGACGGCTGGCGCGTGTTCTTCCACGAGACCGAGCCTTCAGGCATCCCCGAGTCGCGGTTCGTGAGAGATGCGCTGAACTGGCTTCGGAGGGAGATACAGCGATGATCTGCGACGTTTGTGGCGACGATAAAGGCGTAGTGTACCGCTCCGGCTCTGTTTGTCGTCCGTGCCCCGGTTGTGGCCGTCCACGACCTGGCCGGAATCTCCCGACTGATCCTATCAGACCCGTCGAATCTCTGCTGCGTGCCTGTGCGAGGTTGAAAAGATGAGCGCCGAAGTCGACTGGGTCCTAGAGCAGCTGGGCAGCGTCGTCGGTTCCACGACGGTACCGCTCAAGCGCGTCAACCGGGACGAGAGTGAAATCCTCGAGGACGACATCCGGAAGCGCAAGGGCGACCTCCAGCAGGCCAACTTCGTTGGCGCAACGCTCGCCGATCGCGACCCCGAACCGCTCGGGTTCGAGTACGATCACGAAGTTGAGACTGTGGTTGGCGTCCGGGTTGAGGGACTCCACGCGGCTGAGTGGGGGCACATCGACCCGGCCGGTGCCGACGGTATCCCATGGGATGAACTGGTCCGGCGAATCAAGCGGGCGCTGCTCGCAGAGCGAACATACCCCGCTGTCGGCGCTCCGGACACGGACTACCATTCGCTGCTGATCACGAACGTGGCGCCGGACTCGGCGTCGTACCGCGACTACTACCGAACCGACTTCGACGTCGTCTTCCAGGGCGACGAAACGCTACCATGATCCGACACACTGACACGAACGGTGGTATCGCATGACCGGGGCCGGCACGACCAGCGTCGTCTGGACCCGCGAAGACAGCTACGGCACGCTCCCAACCGGCCCGACCTACGTCTATCCCGGCCGGGACGTTCAGGTGAGCAGTCTGGAGCTGCGGAACGCGCTCCAGCGCTCGCGACTCCCCGACGACAACGAGGCGATCGAGGCGGTCGCCCAGCAGCTTGAGGGTGCGTACGAGATCGAGTACGACCTCTGCCACCCCTGGGCGCTGACGGACGTCTTCGTCAGCGAACACACGGACAGCGACTCCGACGGCGTCCTCGAGTGGTCGATGGGCGCCGGCCAGATGCCGACGTCGCGCTGGTACATCGGCGTCGACGTCGGCTCGTCGACGTGCGAGCGCGAACTGAAGGGCGCGGCGACGACGTCACTGCAGGTCCAGATCTCCGATGGATCGAACGTCCGCGTTTCCCAGACGATCGTGTACGGCGACGAGGAGAAGAACTCGAGCATGACGCCAGGCTCGATCGAGGGGGGCGACCAGTCGCCGTACGTCTACCACGGCGGGAGCCTGACCGTTGACGGGACGACCCAGAAGAAGATGCAGGAGGCGACGCTGGAGATCACGAACAACGGCTCGCTCGACCGCGGTTGGAACCGGAAGGCGATCGACGCCGTCGCGGGCGACGCCGAGTACAACCTCTCGGCGTCGAAGATCGTCGACGACTCGCTGTCGAGCAACGTGACGCTGGCCTACGGCAACTCGACGGCGCCGGTCTCGACGTCGGGCATCGACGGCGTCTCTGGTGAACTCCCGCTGACGCGTGGCGACGGCGATGAAATCACGCTCTCGCTGACGGGCGTCCGTCCGGATACGTACGGCTGGGACAACATCCCGCCGAGCGGTGACGAGCGCGTCCAGGAGTCGATCCAGTTCTTCGTCGACGTCGTCACCGCCGAGGCCGACGTCTCGATGGCCGACCCGTTCGCGTAACAACCTTCTCTGATATATCATGCCACTTAATACAAAAACTACGACTACCGACGAGGCGACCGACGATCTCGAAGCCCAACGCGAGGAACTCGCCGACGAGGTCGCGCAGATCCATCCCGACGAGCGATCTCAGGACAACGACGAGTTCGTGCGTCTGAGCAACGAAGCGTCCGAGATCGAGCGCCAACTCGCCGGTCTTGAGTGGGCCCGCGAAGAGTTTGGCGGCGACGCCATGTTCGAACTCGGCGGGCTGACGACGTCCGAGGTCGCCGAGGTGAACGACCGCGTCGCGGACTTCCAGGCGACGACGATCTCGCCGACCGAGTCTGCAGAGGGGGCGGCGAGCATCTTCTGGATTGCCCAAGGGATGCGCTCGGCACCGTTCTTCGACGCTCAGGATCTCACCGATACCGACGATCCGTTCCAGTACAAAGTCGACCAGATCGGCGGCCTTCCGAAGCAGCTGACCGACTGGCTCGAGTCGGAGATCAACAGCCTCTCGACGGTCGGTGACCGGGAGGGAAACTCCTTCATGCAGCTGGTCGAGGCCAAGAGCGAGACCTACCACGAGACCTCGGAGTAACGGTCGCGAAGACGATTCTCATGTACAACGGTCACGATCCACGAGCAGTCGATGACTACCCCTGGCGTGACGTCGAGGCGTTCCTGATCATGCTTCCCCATCTGAAGCAGCAACTCGGAGGGTCGTTCGGATGACCACGTTCGAGACTGGCGCCCAGTTGGACGTCACGGTCAACCCGAGCAGCCTTCGGAGCGCTCGCCAGACGATCGAAGACGAGATCGGCGACGTCCAGGTCGACGTCTCGACCAGCGCCGGCGGAGGCGGTGGTAGCGGCTCCCGAATCGCTGGCCGTGAGCGGGCGATGTCGCGCCAGCTGCTCTCCTCGCAGGACGAGAGCCTGATGTCTATCGACGACGCCTGGACGGACAACCTCGATCTCAACGAGGAGCGCAACGACCTTCTTCAGCAGTTGCTCGAGCAGAGCGAGAAAGATTCACAGACGTCTCGGGGCGGGAGGATGGGCAGTATGGGGATGGGTGGTATCGGGTTAGCGTTGGGTGTCGGTGCGATCGCGTCGTCGATAGGCGCGAATATCGTCACCTGGCTCAGCGATGCGATGCCGAGTATCGGCCCTGGAGACATCGTCGACCCCGTGCAGATCGGCCCCGGTCATATAATCGATGCAGCGGCATCAGTCGAGGCTTCAGATGTCGTTACCACCGCGGCCACGGTCGGTGTCGGAAACGTTGTCGGTACGGCCGCGACGGTCACCGTGGGTGCGCTCGTCGCGAGCAAGGCGACGATCACTCCCACGAGCGTGATCGACACAGCGGCAAGCATCTCTGCAACGGATCTGATCTCGGTGGCGGCCGACATCTCTGCCACCGCTTTGATCACCACCGGCGCGTCGATCTCTCCCGGTGACGTGGTCGCGAATGCAGCTGCCGTAGCGGCAGCAGATCTGGTTTCTGGGACCATCACCGCGGAGGCGTTGATGGAGCATCTCACCGATAGTGGGTCGTCATCCAGTAGTGGTACGGGACCGACTGGTGACACTTCGACCGACATTGAGGTGACACCTGAGGGGACCACGGCAGTCGGCGAAACGCCGTTCATTGATCCGGAGGGGCAGCTCAGTATGAGTGAACGCTACCATACGCCGCTGCAGGACGCCGATATCGAAAATGCTGAATCGACAGGTGAACCGGTCGACGTAACTGCAGGGTCTGATGCCTACTCGACAGGCCCTGACGGAACAGGGGGTTCGACGGATTGGGAAGCGTTGGGAAAAACCGGTCTGGCCGCAGGATCGCTGGCGGCTGGGGCAACTCTCGCAGCAGCCGATGGGCCGCTCCCATTCGGCGATGCAGCTGGCGCTGGCATCGCAGCGAGGGGCGGCGGGGCTGCACTTCTATCGGGTGTGTTCGCTGGGTCCGCTGCAGGTCAGGAAGGTCCCCAGTCCGCGTCGCGTGGTTCTGGTTCTGGAAACCAATCGACGACTGAGACGGCGGAAGTCAATCAGGAGAACCGCATCGAGATCAACGCTGATCTGTCCGACCTCGAGCGGGAGGTCACCGATCAGGTCCGTGATCTCGAGCAACAGGTGAACGACCTCGAAAACGCTCTTCAGAGGCGACGATGAGCCAGATTCCAACTATCAAGATCGACGCGAACTTCGGAAGTGGGTCCGTGACGGGCGTCTTCCAGCCCTCGCTCCCTGACGACGCCAGCAACGCAATCAGCGACGGCATCCGGACGGGCTATCTCCTCTCGGGCGCTGGCGACGACGCGATCGGGTTCCTACTCGGTCTCGTCGGCGAGGACGAGTCTGCTCGCAAGGGATTTTCGCTCGATCCTGGCGGCGGCGAGCATACGATTGAGCTCCGGGCGCAGGTCACGAGCGGGCACACGACCGACAACGACGGCCAGACGCTCCAGTGGGGAAGTTCGGCTGACCCGAGCGCCGAAACCGAGGCGACTGCGACCGGCGCAGACGCGGTCACGAAGGCCCAGGTGTTCACGAACTACATGCGTGTCGCGAGCGGCGGCACGGACTCGCTTTCGCCGGCACGCTTCCAGTGGGGCGAGTACTCGCCGGATGGTGTCCTCGACGACGAGCTGCAGGTCCTTCTGGAACAGCCAGAGTTCACCAGAAAGGGACCGGATACGTACGAGATGTCGACAACGCTTGTTGAAACGGCGACGCTCTCCGGGCTTCTCGACGGCGATAAGCAGACTGACGGATAATTATGGACCAAGACCTCAAACTCTACACGCTGGTCGCGACCGGAGCAGGCCAAACAGATCGTGAGAACAATCTCCGCCAGCAGATCGCCTCTTCGGGGGTTCTCAATCAGGACGGCGGGAACATCGAACAGATCGCGAGTGAGCCCGCCGACCAGCAGATCCGCGGCCACTACCGGGCACGCTACGCTGCGAAGATGGCGCAGGAACTCGAAGAACTCGCCTCCAGTGGGTTGGGCCCGCTCCCCGTCACGGCGCTGTCGGATAGTGTGTCGACGGCACTGGATGGCTACTACGAGATAGAGTCCGCCGATATCGCCCCGCCCCGAGCAGCAACCGAGGCCGTCCAGCGCTACGACGTCTCACTCTCGAAAAAGGGCACCCGGAACAGCGCCTGGCGCGCACTCGAGACGAATCCCTCGCAGGTAGACCATGATGAGCAGTGGGGGAACGACACGACAGAGCTTGTCGGCATGCCGTCGACGGCGTCGAAAGTGCGCTGGTACCGCGACGAAACAAGCGCGGTCGCGCCGGCGTCGGCGACGTCGACGCGACAGGCTGAGCTCGGCGACGTCGAGATCTTCGACCTTGCGGACGGTCGGTCGGCGCTCTCGCTCTCGAGTGATCAGGATCTGTGGCTTATCTACGACATCGACTACGGCGCTGAGGAGACCGTCGACATCCGTGTCTGGGACACACGAGGCTACGACAGCAAACACGACAACGACGGCGGGCTGCAGTGGGCGAAGCTTTTCAATACGCAACACGACTTCGACGACCTCGTCGTCCTGGACTCGGGTGTCCTCCGCCTCGAACTCGACGAGGCCGCCGGCACGATCACGGCCGAAACCTGGGAGTCGTCGACGTCGTCCTGGACCTCCGTCGGGATGTCGAACGACTCGTCGTGGTCGCTGCTCGACGTCGACCTCACGCACGTGGGGATGGTCCGCGTCGACGCGCAGCTGACGTTTAGCGATGGCTCCAGTCTCTACGCGCTCGACGCGATCCTCGGGCGCGGTGACGACTCGGTGCTGTTCGCGATCCCCGATGGCGAGTCCGCGCCGATCCCGTCGGGGATCGTCGACTGGCTTGACCCGGTCGCTGCGTCGACGGTCTACGCGACGGCCGGGCAGAAGGACCTCATCGACCGACAGGAGGTGCGTCGATAGATGCCGACTGAAAGCTGGTCCAGCGCAGGGAGTTACAGTTGGACTGTTCCGGACGGCGTCGAGAAAGTCACTATCCGCTGCTGGGGGGCCGGTGGCGGCTACACGACGGATGCAGGCGGTGCTGGTGGGTACACCGAAGGCGATCTGTCCGTCTCCGGGGGCGACACGCTCGAAGTGTACGTCGGCGGCGGTGGCGGGTTCAAGACCAATGGCGGGTTCAACGGCGGTGGATCCGGCGGAGATAACGGGTCAAACGGCAGCGGCGGTGGGTCCGGAGGCGGGGCCAGCGACGTCCGATACAACAGCACCGCGCTCGCCGACCGCGTCATCGTCGCCGGTGGTGGCGGCGGCCTCGGCGGCCACTCCTCTGGCAGTGGGTCGTACAACCCCGGCGGTGATGGTGGCGGCGACACCGGTCAGGACGGCGCAGAGTCGTTCGTCGGCGATGCAGGGCACGGCGGGACGCAATCTGGTGGCGGGGCCGGCGGGTCCGGCGGCGGGAACGATGGTCAGGATGGGTCGTCCGGCTCCGGTGGTGCCGGCGGCGATCCCAAAAACGGATGGAGCGGTGGCGGCGGTGGCGGTGGGGGATACTACGGCGGCGGTGGCGGTGCCGGTCTGGACACCAGCGGCGGCGCTGGCGCTGGCGGCGGTGGATCGAGCTACACCGGTGGCGTCACGGCCGCCTCGACGACGGTCGGCGGGGGCGCTAACGCGACGGACGACGGACAGGTCGAGATCGAGTACTACTACGCCCCTGTTGCCCCGAGCAACGTCGACGCGACGGTCGTCGACGACGATCAGATCGACGTCGACTGGGACCACGACTCGAACAACGAGGACTACGACCTGCAGATGTCGCGTGACGGGTCGTCGTGGACGGAGCCGGCGGACTACGACATGTCCGTCTCGAACGGGACGGCGTCGGTTTACCCCAACTCCGACAACGACTATCACACTCAGGTCGGCATCGACTCGGGGTTCCAGTTCCGGGTCCGGGGGGTTAACTCGCAGGGCGATACGTCGTCCTGGACGTCCAGCGACACGGTCTATACGACGCCGATTCCGCCGCATAACCCGGCTGTATCGCGTCCCGGTTCAGACACCTTCGAGGTGACGTGGACGCGGAAGTCCGACATCGGGAACTACAACCACGTCGAGGCGCGCAAGGACGACGGGAGCGGGTATGGGAGTTGGACGACGATTAACACCCACTACCCGTCGCAGGGAGAACAGATCATGGTCACCTACGAGACCGGGCAGAGCTACGAGTTTGTCGACTCAGGGTACTTCGAGGAGGGCGCTCGTTACCAGTTCCGCATCGAGCGGACCGAGAACCGTGGCGACGAATACCGAGTCTCGGAATACGCGTACGCCGACTACGGCAACCGGGGGAATGTCTACTTCGAGGACGATTTCGAGTCCGGGGATCTGTCGAAATGGGACAACACGTACCTCGACACGTCCGAGTCCGGGGTAGTAACTGGCGGGATCGAAGATACGGCAATCGACGGATCCGACAGCGGATCGTACTGCCTCAGGCTGGACGGCAACAGTACAGTGATGAAGGACCTCGGCGATATGAGCGGCGAATCAGGTGTGATCGTCCGCTGCGCGATGGCTATCGGGTCGATGGACACGAACCACGGCGACGACATTCGCATCGAATGGTACGACGGATCGACGTGGCAGACGATACACCAGATCAACAACATTCCCGACAACAACGACTACGAGGCATCGGCGTACAACAAGTCGGACTGGTTTGAGGTCCACGCTACCGTCCCCGACTCATACATGTCGTCGGATGCCCGGGTGAGAATCACGGGGAACAACATGGGCGGCGCGGACCACCGAGGATACGACCGTATCGTCGTCAGCGACATCCTACACGAGCACACCCGGCCTGCCGCCCCATCAGACCTTGCGCTCGACGCCTCGACGGATCGCGAGATAACACTCTCGTGGACGAACAACGCTGCCTTCCCCTCGAAGCAGGAGACGAAGTTCAGGCCGACGGGCAGCGATACATGGGACCATCACGCCGATCTCCCTGCAGACCAGACAAGCGAGACTCGAGATGGGTTACTGGACGGCGAGCAATATGAGGCGTTTGCTCGGACCACCATCCAGCAATACCGTCGTGGGACTGGCGGCACGTACTTCTTTGACGACACGTCTACGAAAACGGCCATCACGAACCTCCCGCCGGTTGAGCTGGCGGTTGAGTCCGTCGACGGCCGTCACGCCACGATCTCGTGGACTGACCCCTCGAACAACGCCGACGGCTACCGGCTGCTGCTCCGCGAGGATGACAGCGGCAGCTACTCGCAGGACGGGAGCGACGTCGCACCGGTCGGCGAGGGGGAGACGCAGTCTACCCAGACGACCGAACTACTCGATGGGATGCTCTACGGCACCACCGTTGAGACATACACTGAACACACCACTGCGAGGGAGGACCAATAATGCCGGCTCAGTTCACTACCGATCTGCCCGCTGCGAGCGGCCTCCAGCTGGACGCCAGCGTCGAGGACGAACTCACCGCGACGTGGGACGACGTCCTCAACAACGGCGAGTTCCACCTGGAGTTGCGCGACGACGATCCCGATGGCAACCACCCAGACTACCAGGACGAGGCGACGGTCGGCGTAGGGACGACCTCGCACCAGATCACCGGGCTCCAGGACGGCGAGCAGTATTCGGTCCGGCTCCGAACGCAGACGGCCTACAAGACCGGCTCGTGGCTCGAGGCCGAGGACATCACGAAGTTTCCGGCCCCCGACAGTCTCACCGCGTCGACGTCGGCGACGTCGGTCTCGCTGGACTGGGCAGAGTACGCTGACAATGACTCCGGGAGCAAGATCTTCCGGGCGCGGGTATTCGACGGCAGTGTCGAGAGCTTCGAGCAGATCGGCACGACCGGGGCCGACGACACGACGGTCACCGACGACGGTGTGCTGCCGCAGCGAGAGTATCGCTATTACGTCCGCGAGCACACGGAGTGGGTCTACGCCGACACCGAAGAGATCAGCGCGACCGCGGACGCGACGGGCAAGCCGACGTCGCGGATCCCCGCATCGGGCTGGTACGTCGAGATCGACGCGGCCGACGGCTCCACCCATCGGCCGAGCGTCCTCGACGAAGCGCAGATCGTCCCGAAGGTCAATGGCCTGCCGCGCGTTCGCATCCCAGTCACAAAGTCGACGAAGTGGCAGGCCGACGCGTTCGAGAAGGCTGCAGTGCGCGTCTGGCACGACGGCGAGCGCCAGCCGGCCGAGGTCCTTCTGGACGTCGAGCAGCAGCCCGGTCGGACGGTGCTGGTCGCCCGCGGCGGCGAGCAGCTCCGAGAGCGCGTCGAGGCCGAGTACGACTCGCGCCCCGTCCACGAGGTCGCCGAAGAGCTGGTCGCCAGCGAAACGTGCTACGCGACCAGCGTCGACACGCCAAGAGCGTCGAGGACCGAGGACGTCGTCCAGGACGTCACGACGGACGCCGACTGGGCAGGGATCACACAGACGACGGACCTAAGCACGCGTCCGGTCGACGTCGCCAACGGCTTGTCACTGTTGCAGTCGTGTTTCACAGCAGACGGCTACGATGGGGACGAGGTTGCTGACGGGACCTTCAGCGAGGACATGGCCTACTCCGGCGACGGGAACACTGACGAGTACGGCGCCGCGCGGTGGCTCGACACCAGTGGCCAGGTCGCGGAGTGGACGTTCACGACCGGCTACGAGATCCCAGAAAGTCAGGTCGGCATCTGGATCCGTGCCGAGGCCCCTGGCAGTGCCACGCCCGAAACCAGGGTCTATCTCGACGGCAACCACCTGACAACGATCAACTATTCAGACTCGTTCGGTCGTCTCGGGCTCAGCTGGCGCGACTACGGCGACGACGGCGAGAGCTTTGTCTCGAACGGCTGGACGTACGGCGACCTCGCGGCGGGCGAGCACACGATCCGCGTCGAGATCACGCAGTCTGCAAGCGACCCGACGGTGATCGACCACGTCGCGCTCGCAGACAATCGCTACGACATCACCTTGGACGAGGAGCCGACCTGGGTGTCGTCGACGTCGCGAAACGCGCTCGACGGGCCCGAACACTATCCAATCGAGACGATCCGCTTCGACGTCTCCAACACTGTGTTGAGCGTGATCGGTGGCGACCTCACGACGTCGTTCGACAGCGTCGACGGCCAGCAGGCGGTCGGCATCACCAACGACGGCGACGACGCGCTGGTCACGGCGTCGAACACCGAGACCGTCTCGGCGGACTGGGCGTCGAGGACTGGCGAGATCCAGGCCGAGGCGACGCTCTCGCGCTGGCCGATCGGCCAGACCCCGCAGGGCCGGACGCCACGGTACGGCTACAACGGCCAGTCGGTGGACTCGCTGACGCTCACAGCACAACTGGACGATATGCCGCTGGTGCTCGACAGGCAGTTCGACGCGACGGTCGTCGACGTCCTCCGCGAACTGGCCGAGCAGCTGGGCGACAGCGTCTTCGCGTTCGAGATGGATGACAGCGGCGGCCGTCTCGAGTGGGCCGAGCGCGAGCAGCGGACCACGACCGTCGACGCATCGCTCGCGGACTTCAACGTCACGACGACACGGGACCCGATCGAGCGGGCAATCGTCTACGGGAGCAACCAGTCCGTCCGCCGCGAGCAGATCACCGCCGAGCATGGGACGGCGGTCTCACTCCAGCACGAACGACTCCTGAAGGGATCGGTCGACGTCTATGACCCGGACACCCAGGAGACGTTCGACCGCGGAGCAGACTACGAGATCTCCCACCGCGACGGCACGATCACGGCGCTGGCCGGCGGCGACCTCGTCGACGGGGCGGCCTACCGCGTCGACTATGAGCACCAGACTCGGGGCGAGTTCGTCGCCGACGGCGTCGATCCCGCCGACGCGAACACGGAGGTCCGGGACATCACGGGGCTGACGACCGACCGGGCGTGCGGGCAGGCGGCGCTGCGGATCGTCGAGACGGGGCTGGAGCCGCATCACGAGGTCGAGGCGACGTGGCCGAGCGACGTTGATCTCCCGCCGGTCACGGACGCGCTGGTCGTCGACGGGCTACCGATCGACACGGCGGTCCAGACTCAGCAGATCGACGCTGGGCCGGCGGAGATCGTCACGACTGGTGGGTCTCGGCGGCCGGTCGAGGACGTCATCCGCGAGATCGACGAGCGGTTCTCGTCGATCTCGCGGCGGGTGTGATCTCAGCTACTGCTGTACAGTGATTCGGCGCTTGTAATCCGCAACCCGATCACCGTTCTGATGTGCGCTGACTTCCCACTCTGCAGCGTTGCCTGCCGATAGCCGGCTAACACCGTCCTTTCGCCAGTAGACGAGCTCGTCCCCGTCGTAGAAGTTGATGTGGATGTACACTCGAGACAGTTCGTCGTCAGTCTCATTCTCGAGAGTCCCAGAGACGACAGGTGGTTCCTGGCCCTGATCAAACTGTTCTGCGGTGATCGTTACCTCTCCGTCATTCTGGGGCGTTAGAGACTCGAGACGCACGGTCGTATCGACGGCAACGCGCGTGATTCGGTCTGGATCGTCGACAGCTGCTGGAATGTGGACCTGTGCAAATTCGCCTGGACCGAGATACCGAGGCATCGTCCAGCGGCTTCCAAGCTGAACGTCTCCGTCGTAGAAATCAACTGCGACTCTAGCACTTGCGATCTCTTCCCCACGCGTATTTTCAACGACTCCGACAGCTGCAGGGGACTCCGTCCTCGGGTCATATCCCCACTGGAACTCGCGAAATTCTACACCTCTATCCGAGAACGCGTCAAGTACGTCCCCTCGGTTGAAGAACAACGGCTGGTCGTCGTTCTCTTTCTGGTTGGGATCACTGGCGTCTGAACTGGTCGGTTCGCTCGTAGAGCTGAGGCAACCGGCGAAGGCGGCACTGCCGGTGATCCCGAGGAACTCTCGACGCCCGAGTTGATCAGCCATGCCCGTAACTAATCGTAACGATATGATAAGTGATAGGCCGATTCTCCTCACGCCGTCATTGAGCGTGGAGGATAATCTCGTGATCGGCCGCTTGCCCCTCAACGTCTGGCGGTGTTCGGATGAGCGAGCTGGCTTCGAAGCGCCACCGAGCATTCGCTGACAGACTGTCGCGGCTATCGAATGTGGTGCCCCGCAGTCTCCCGGCATCGTCGTATACCTGAGCGATCACGTACAACGTCCCCTCAACACCAGTTTCGCCAGTACTGATTTCTCCGGTTACGGTTACACCAGACTCTGGTTCGGCTACCATCTCGCTCTTGACGACGTCGGCGGTCGCTGGCGGGTTAGTAATCGCGCGTCGGTCCGCCTCAAGGATGTCTGCCTCGATGTTCTGAACGATGTCGCGGCCTTCGTCCAAGTCCCGTCCTTTTGTGAATCGCTGGTAGTGGCGCCAGGTCGTCTCCCCCGGAAGTAGCTCGACGCTGCCCCGGCGCGTATCCATCAGCTCGTCGGCGTCGTCGTAGAAGCGCAGCTGGAGATCCAGCCGACCGTGATCGACCTCAGTTGTGTTCTCGACGTCGACATACGCCCAAGGGACTTGGCCACTCTCCGAAGCGGTGACCGACGCGCCGTCGATCAGGGTGGTGCTGGTGATCTCGACAGAAGCCCTGGGTGTGGTCTCCGGTTCGTCGTTGCTGCTCTCGTCTCGGGTATTGTCCGTTGTTCCATAGCAGCCAGTGAGGGCCGTGATGCTGGCGGCACCGATGAACGTCCGCCGCGAGAGTTGTTCGGTCATGCTTGCAACTAACAGGTTATATTTTGAAAAGCAATTCTACTCTAAAACCCGGTGTCGCACCGGGGTTTAACTGACGGTCAGGAAACTAACTCCACGACGTCTGAGGGGGTCGTGACGGAGATCTGCCCATCGAGATCGCCGACGAACGCCTCTGCATCATCAGCTGCTGACGACGGGACGACTAGGACTCGTTTGTAGCCCTGGAGTCGGAACTCTTCGAGTTGTTCCTCTGCGTCGCTGTCCAGACTGTCGCTGGTCTCGACCTCCACGATGAGATTCGGCGACCCGGGAGGGCTCTGAACGACGTGATCTGGGATCGAGTTGATCCCGAGATCAAGCCCTCGAGTGTTCCCCGCAGCGCTGTCTGAGTAGTGGTGGTGGTCGACGTAGACGCTCGTCGATTCTCCAGCCGACTGCTGGAGCTGCTTGTGCGTCTTCTTTACGAGGCCGTCGTGTCCCTTCGGGCCTGAGAGAACTTTCCAACCGATCGCTGCAACCGCTGCTGCGCCTGCAATTGCTGGCAGTGCCATATTTGATCACGTCTCCTGTTATGTTTCGTGGGAGACATTCGAACAAGTTGTTACAGGAACATAAATTTCTAGCATGGGTATGGCAAGTATCTTGGTCGCAACTATGCGACCAGAGAGCTGTTGTTCTCGCCGCTCTCGCGAACAGGAATGTCGACTTCCAGATCATCGTAGGGGACAACCGGGCGCTTCGCCCGTCCGTCCGTCTCGATCTCGACGACGCCGATCTCGGCGAGGAAGTTCAGATCCTCACTGACGTTCTTGATGTCGCGCTCGACGAGCCGGGCGGTCTCGCGCATACTGTCTGGTTCGTACTCGGCCACCGTTTGGAGCAGTTCGAGGTTCGTCTTGCTCAGGACGCGGCTCAGCGTTGCGAGGTCGGGGACGCTCAGGACGTCGACGTCGACGTCGGCACCGTCGTCGATCGCTGAGGCGTCCTCCTTGACCTGCTCGAAGAACTCGTCGGTCGTCTCGATCTGGATGTGGAGAGTGTCGCTCATGTGGTGTGGCACCTCGGTTTGGTTGGCACCCGCTTACAGCCGATCGTCGATATCTGCCTCGAAGCGCTCGACGAGTGCTTCGACGCCGGGAAACTCGATGTGTTCGACCGTGTCGCCCTCGTGCCGTTCGTGGACGCCGTGGGAGTTGTCGTAGCGAACGAGCGTCTCGCCGTCGATCGTCCCGAAGTGAAGCCGGTACTTGACGCCCTCGGGGAATTTCTCCGATTCGGGAACGCGCATGATTTTCACGCGGATCACGTAGTCGCCGTCGACGCGGCGATAGTTGGCTTCGACGTCGACTTCATCGTCGGTGGGTGCCATCCCTGTTTGTTGGTAGAGACGCCATCATAATAAGGGTGTTGGTGTTGTTACCATCAACTGAATTCCTCGTACGCGCACGTTTCTTGAAGAATAGAAAGAACTCCCCCGGGGTGACGGAATCGTGTGGTAGAGCGGGGAAAGCCTTACAATATCGGCGGGTTACGGGTTTCTATATGGAATATCAGAAGCAGGAGAATATCGCGGATGTGCTGTTCGCAGTTTCCGTCGCACTTGGCGTGATGGCTGTTCTTGGTGTGCCTGCCCTCGAGGCGATTCGTACCGTTGTCTGGGCGGTGGTCGCGGCGATCGAGCCGACGCTGGCGGATGCGCTTGCAGCAGTCCTCGCGATCCACGTTCCGGAGCTGGTCCCTCGCGGCGTCGACGCGATCGTGACCGTTGCGCCGGTCCTCGGGGAGAGGGGCGGTGCGCCGGTTGGAATCGTTGGGGCAGCTGGAGTCAGCCTCCTGTACTGGCGCCGGCGTTCGGGCCCATCTGAGTAGATAACAGATTTAATCCCGCAATCTGACACTATTTCGGCGTAGAACGCGTCTCGACGCCGATGAGTGGCGTCTGGACGGTTGCTCGGGCGGCGTTTCCCCCGGGTTCGAGCCGCCCAAATCGGTGTTCAACCCCGTCGTTTCCGCTGGAAACTGACAGCAGAGCGGTAGATAAACCGAATATCGCTTGGTGAACTTCGCCATGAGTCCCAACTCCGAGCAGCGCGAGCGTATCAAATCTCGACGGGAGGCGCGTAAACGGTACTGGTCGGCCCACGACCGAGACAGCTACCAGTGTCCCGGCTGCGGCGCAGGTGACGTCCTGATCGAGGTGCATCATCGAAATGGCGACCCGTTCGACAACCGTCTAAAGAACCTCGTCGGCCTCTGTCACGAGTGCCACGTCCGCCGGCATCGGCGCCGGAACATCGACGATCGTCTCGCAGCGATGCGCGATGCCGTCGACGAGCTGGGCGCTGGTAGGAATGCGGCAAGCCAGACTGAGCAGAATGTTGTTCTAACTCTAAAAAGTGAAAATGCGGTTCGTACGGCTACAGCACGATAGCCAGTCCCGCTAAAACACCGAGGGATCTGACGGCCAGTTCGGTTGCGGTGTCGATGTCCATGTCATGTTCACCTCTTAATTGCAGATAGATTGTTAGTTCTTATATTATTTTCCCAGGACGGCACCAATTCACGCCATCCCTGTTGACTATCCCCAGTCGTAGCCCCACTCGCGCAGTTGGTCGCCGACCTCGTCGAGATGTGCAAACCCGACGAGCAGCGCAGCCTCGCGCAGGTCGGCTTTCTTCACCGACTCGCCGAGCGCGCTCTCGACGTCCGCACGTGCTTCGCGCTGCTGCTCCAGCGTCGAATCCTGGAGGTGCAGCTGTACGGTCTTCGCTCGCCCGTCCGTAATGCTATCTCGGTCGTAGATCCAGGGTAGCCCAGTGGCCGCCGGCGTCTCGCTCTCCTCGTCACCGTCCCGCTGCTCGGTCGCGTCGAGATCGGACTCACGCCCCGTCCTGATCGACGAGGACGTCGACTCCGCCTCGGTCTCGTCCGGGTCACCACCGCCGTCGCCCCCACCGAGCGGATCGTCGCTGCTGGCACCGCTCTTGAACCCGGTCATGCTTCCACCTCGAGCGCACCGGGCTCCGGCGGGTTCGGCGCTTCGATCCTGACTTGCTCCTCGAGATAGCGGGCGAGTCGATCGAACTGGGCGAGCGTTTCGACCTCGTAGTCACGACGCCGGCTACGGTGTTCCTGGACGTAACGGAACGCCGAGCACTGCTGCTTCCAGCAGCCCTCCATCAGTGCCGTCCGATCGCCGATCACCTCGGGCGTTGGGAACGCGATCTCCTCGATCATCTCCTGCTGGTCGGACGTGTTCTTCACGCCGTTCGGGACCGCACCCAGCACGCCGACGTCGATGTTCAGCTGGTCGGCGAAGTTCGTCGCGAGTTCCTCGAGGCCATGGACTGCTGCCTCGCCCTTCGCCGACGGTTCGACGGGGAGGACGAGGTTCCGCGTCGCGTAGATCGCGTTGTACAGGTGGTCGGACTCGGTCGCCGGCGGGTCACAGATCAGGACGTCGTACTCATCGGCGACGCCCGCCTCCTGGAGGACGCGCTGGAGCTGCGCGTAGATGTTGTACGCATCGCCGAGATCCTCGGCTTTGCTCTGTTCGCGTGCGAGGTGGGTCGACAGGTCCGACAGCATGTTGTGTTCCGGGACGATGTCGACGCCCTCTGCAGAGCGGAGCAGGTCCTCAAACGGACCGCGCGGGCTCTGGACCATGTGCCGGACGAGGTTGTCCGCGTCGCCGTCGGCCCGATCGTCGTCGACGCCGAGCAGTCGACTGAGGTCGCCGTCCTGCGGGTCGAGCGGGACGACCAGGACGTCGAGCCCGGCGCGAGCGTGCGCGATGCCGAGGTTCGCTGTCAGCGACGTCTTCCCGACCCCGCCGGCTTCGGAGTAGACCGTGTACGAGAGCATACCCGACTCCGATGGATTACTCCGTTATCAAAGTACGTCAGACAAGACAGCTACGACAGACATCTAAGACAGTTATCTAAGACTCTTAGATTGGTGTCTTAGATATGTCTCCGTCATCAATTAGGAGATCCACTGCTATTCGAATGGTATGCCAGCTCCGTGGGAAACCAAAGGCGGGGACTGCCTTCAGTGTGGAACAGAATTCAATTGGTATACCGCAGACGACTCAGGCGGGTGGGAGAAGCACCTGTGCTCAGACTGCGGCTGGGATCCAGAGAACCATAGCAAACCAACCGGGGAAGCTTGGGGTAGCGACTCATAGATAAACTAATCTTTTGTATTTGACGTGAGAAGTATGCCGATATGTCTACTGTAGATATTGAAATCCCTCTCTGGGTGAAAATCACGCTTGAGCGGTATGCTGTAGAGCGGATCTGCCGGTGGGATGGGCGCTTCAACTCAGAAGGCGACCCTGCAAGAGAGGCCTACGACGAGATGATGGACGAGTTGCGCGAACAGTTTGAACCGGTTGACGGTGGGTCGGGTCGGTTTGTCGTCGAGATCACGGAATACGTTGATTCAGATGAACGGGTAGTTGCGAAGATCGTTAGCGGGAGCCGGGACACGAATGAGAATGTCCCCGTTAGTGGCGGCTTCCTGCAAAACTGGCGTGAGATACTCCTGTCTCGCTATCCACCTGTCGAAGACATCGTGCTACCGGTGCTCGAGTCGAGTCCCACGGGACTGTGGCTGGTCATGCCTCATGTAGAGCAGTACGATATTGAATGGGATCGTGACAGAATTGATCCGAAGGCAGACCGTCTGAAGAATCTCGATGAGGTAGAACCCGTAATGCGGGGTAGCTTCGGTGGGGGATTAGATATCTACTGGACTGAGAACTGGGGCGCGTACCGAGGCGAATATCGGCTAATAGACTACGGCGGCGTCGTACTCCACAGAGAGCCAGCTCTACGGCCAGAAGAGTATCCGTTCCAAGATCCTGCCTGGAATAGCGAGGATGATTGAGCCATCAGAGAGCCATCCAGCAGCTGGCTATCAGCGGGTTGCTACTCGTCGTACATATCTCGGTGCGTTCGCGGGTTCGGTGCGACCTCCTGGCCGGTGCGCTTCCAGCGCTTCCGGGCGATGGTCCGCGCGGCCTCGCGAACGGCGTCGACGCGATCGTCGTCCAGAGCGTCGAGCTCGTCACCGTCGGTGACGCGATGGTATCGCAGGTTGGGGATCTTGGGCTGCGTGAAGCGGAACGTCAGCTTGTGTCGGTTCAGGTTCGCATCAGTGATTCGGACGCTCACGTTCTGGAGTTCCTCATCGCCCTCCATCCCGTTGCCGTACGCCTCGGTGATCGAGCCGAGTGTGACTGTTGACATCAACGACGAGGATGGGTGCTACGAGTGTAAACGTCAGCCGTGCGTGTAGTGAAAGTGAAAGTGAACGGCTCGCAACGTGCGGGACCGAAGACATATATGAAGACAAATTGATCTCATTATTATGGAACCTGCAGGTACCATACTGGGATTCATCCCTGCAGCCGCCCTCTGGGCCGCTGCATATCTCTGGTTTCGCGAAACAACAGACTTGATCAACAGCTCCATCACGCACCGGTAGGGCACCGTCGAACGGTCTCCCGTGGGGGTTTAGTTAGACACGAGGAGATCGAGGCGCGCTGTCGCGACGCCTTGCACTGGGAGGCTGGAAGCCGACCGACGACGGCGACCCTTAACCAACAGACGGGCGGGGATGACCGCTGGTGTTGGTTAAGACCAGACTCTGTTATCGATCTGTAACCAACGGAGATCGCGGTCAGTTCGGCCAGTTTTCGTACATCAGCTGTGCAGTCTCTATCGTGGCGTCCAAATCAGGATCACCGTGCCTGGGGGCAGTCCGTCCAACCATCGCGACGGTGTTCGCCGCCCGGAAGAACACCACCGCGACATCCGTCACGTAGGCATACCCCTCGTCACCGATGTCGACGTCTTCAAGCGAGTACTGTGATTCGCTCTCTTCTTTGACGCCGTCGAACGAGGTCGTCGCCTCTTCCACCGTCTCGAACACTCCAACGAGTGTCAGCGTCAGCGTATCGTCGGGATGATAGCGGAAGTACCGGACCGATGCATCACCACCGGCGTCGGTGATGTTGGTCGCGCCCCCGACATCGTCCGCTTCGTCGCTACGATCGTCGAGGACCTCCCAGCCTGCCTCGTCGAACTGATCGACCGACAGTTGTAACTCCGACGCCGACGCGTCGATCGTCTCCGGGCCCGACGACGCATCGCTCGTGAACTCTTGGACGGTGTCGAGACAGCCAGCGCTGGCGAGTGAGAGCCCCGTCCCCACAAGTGCAAGGTACGCCCGTCGATGCATATCGCAACGGCATCACTCTGCCTGCATAGGTGTTATGCCACAGACAAGACGACGTCCGACTACTCTGATCGGGTCGCTGTTGGTACTTCTGAACTCAACGATACCTTATCTGCCGTCGTCGCCAAGTAATGGGAATGCCCTCTATAAAAGATCAGCCGCGGTTGATAGCCCGCTGTGAAGCCTGTGGCTCCGTCTACGCGGCTGTTGAGATGCCTAATGGGCGGATCGCTCCAATCGGCCGTTTAGAGGGATGTAAATGCGGTAGTTCGGACTTCTCAGAATACGAGTCAGAATAGAGGGTAACTCTGCCTACAACGCCAGCCAGGTCGTCGTCAGAACAGCGTCAGTCGCCGAGCGGATCGTCTGTCACCGGCAGCGATCGACCCACCGACACCACGCGTCGAAGTCGTTAGCACCACACTGCTCGGCGATGCTGCGGAGCGTCCCTGTGCGGAGTCGGTCATGCATCGGTACTGAGACGACGCGGACGTCGTCGGGATCGTTTGGATTCTCGTAGCGGAGCTTCACGTGGCTGCCCGTTCGGCCCACCGGTGAAAAGCCGTGCTTGCTCAGCGCTTTCACCACATCACGGCCGGAGAAATCAGTCGGCGGCACGGCCCTACTACAGACACTCCGGGAGGCCGTCTGATGCCTCGCGTTCGGCTTCGATCTCGTCAGGGTCGAGGCCGATCTCCTCGAAGAATTCACGCTCCTCTTCGGGCGAGTCGATCGACTCGCCCACTTCACTCTTGTACAGCGCCACCGCTTCGTCGAGGTTCTCCAGCGCCTCCTCGCGCGTCTGGCCTTGGCTGGCGACGCCCGTCTCTGTATCACGAGCGACCCACCAGCCGTCGTCTTCGGTGAGCGTGATCGACGGCTCGATACCGGTGCTCATCATCTCGGGATATGAGTTGGCACGGTAAAACCTTGTGGGCGCTACGCCCACATAGACGATCCTGCGCCAAAGATTAACACTAACCCACAGAGTACAGCAGATTATGGTCTACAAATCGGAGGATCTCTGGGCAGCAGGGTCTCCCGAGCCCCCACTTCGAGATCAGGTAGTAGAGTTTCTGGAAGCTAATCCTGACCAGTACTTCTCTGCTGGAGAGGTCTCGGAAGCTGTTTTCGACCTAGATCCAGCAGAAGAGGCATTTGAAATCATACCAGAGGATAAAATCGAGCTGGCGATGAATGAACGGTTCTGGTACACACTCAAGGCAGAACTCACGCTTGAGAGATTACTGGAAGAGGGTCTTGTCGAGAAGCGATCGATCCGGATCTCGGACGAGATTGACGCGTTAGAGGCCGAGGAACCTGATGTTTTTGAGGATCTGGATGATGATGGGCCCTACGACTTTCAGGGTAACAGGTCGACGTATTATCGGATAGTACCGGCCGAGGTATAACAGGAGGGCTGAACAACTCACTCGGCATCGCCCATCGCCTCGCGGGCGTCGATCCGGCGCTCGAGGAACTCGCGATCGAGCGCGTACTCGTAGCTGCGGCCGTCCTTCTCTCGGTGGACGACGCCGGCGTCGACGTCGCCCTCTGCGGCGTACTGAGACGCCGCTTCGAGGTCATTGTTCGCTGCGAGATGCTTCACGAGAGATCACCCACGGTCGCGCGCAGTTGCTCGGTCTGCCACATCATCTGCAGGAGGGCAATGTTGAGCGGGACCACGACGGCCGTCGCGACCACCGATGTGTCGGGCGCCCAGCCTTCGGTCCAGCCGTACGCCACGCCGGCGGCCAGCAAGAGATGGGCCACAACGCCAGCGTGGTAGAGGCGGCGCTCGCGAGCGCCGGCGTTACTCCCCATAGGGATCACCGTAGTCCTCGCAGAGTGCTTCGACGGCGTCCCGGATCGCGTCCGGGTCGTCGCGCTCGTACGCGTCGAGAAGGTCGTTGAGCAGCTCGCCGTCGACGGGGATCGTCTCGGTGGCGCCCTGACGTGGGCCGTCAAGGAGCTGGTGAAGCCGATCGGCATTGACTCGGATCGTCCCGGAGCCGACGTCCTCGCGCGGGTCGTCGGTGAGCTCCCACAGCCCTCGCGCAAGCTTCTCGACGTGCTCATGCTCGCCGAGCCGTTTCAGCCGCTGGTTGATGTACGTCTGTTCCACGCCCGTGAGGTCGTTCAGGTGGCCAGGCGTCGCCCTGCCGTCCCGCAATGCGTCCAAGATCGCCTCGTCGGCGTCATTCAGTTGTCGAGGTTCAAGCACTGACTGGTGTTTTACCGCCATGGTGGTAACTTTCTTTTCCAACCACTAATAAGTATCTACTATTACCACCAACTGTACTAACTAATAGTTAGTTATAAGTAGGTGGGCGTACAAGATGTATTCGTGAGGCAGGGACGGTCGGCAGAAAACTGCCGGCCGGCGGTGCTCCAACACCGCCGACCTGCTTCCTGAGAGAAGCAATGTCGACTACCAACGCAACCCACGAAACCGTTTCGGATGAACCGCAAGCAACTGACCTCGAAGAGCGCGACCTGCGCGCCCTGGAGGAGTACCTGACCGTGCTCGGCGATCTGGACCGCGCCGCCGCTCGCGACGACGAGTATCTGGTCGTCTCCCAGTCGGGCAAGGAGTACCTCGTGAACACCACGCGCGGCGCCTGCGAGTGCCCAGATCACGAGTACCGCGACGTCGAGTGCAAGCACATCAAGCGCGTGAAATACGCCACGGGCGAGGAACCGGTCCCCGCCGACGTCGACGCCGACCCGCTGCTCGGCGAGCACGTCGACGCCGAGCGCGAGATCGCGACCGACGGCGGCGTCGCTGTGGCGTCCGCCGACGGCGGCCCGGACGAGGACGACGGCCTGGAGCTCGAGCGCAGCGGGCACAAGCTGACCTACCTCGGGCAGGATGGCGAAGGCTGGCACCACCACCACGACGTCGACGCCGACCGGATCCTCGTCGTCGACGACGCCGGCGAGGACGTCGAGCGCGGCGTCGCGGTCCACCGCCAGATCGATGCCGACACCGTCGACCACATCGAAGCCGGCGTGACAACTGACACTCTGGAGCGCTGGATGGCGTACGTCGCCGGCGAACGTGGCTGGGACGATCGAGCGCTGACGCAGATCGACACCACGACGATCTGGGGCATCGTCGAGCGAGCACTCGACGCCGACGGGGAGGACCAGCGATGACCGAGATCGTCCGCGTCCCGTCGCTTCGCGATCGCCGCAACCCATGCACGAAGCTCCACGAGACCCACACGGGGCGGCTCCGAGTACAGGACCGATACGGCTACAAACTGTATGTTGAGCCCCACGAGGTGGTCGCCGATGTCTGAGGCACTCGACAAGCTCGCGATCGAAGAGGCGCTGCGGGGCCGCGCGATCGGTGGCGGCGAGTCCGAGCAGTGTCGCTGCTGCCGGTCAGTAATCCGCCAGGGCCAGCCGGCGACGATCCGCGTCAACCGGTCGGCCGACGAGACGCGCTGGACGGTCGTCGGCATCTGGGGCGCTGGCTGTGCGCCGGCCGAGATCGAGCGGTCGCCGCTCGGCGTCGAGTCCGCTCTCGCCGAGATCCACGTCGCGCTGGGCGCGATCGACCAGCGCAGCTGGACGCAGACCGCCCGCCCCGACGTGATCGACATGGTCAGCGCTCGCGAGGAGGGCGGCGGAACCGAGCCTGACGTCGACGTCGCGCTGATCGTGATGGAGGGCCAGCGATGAACCGCTTCGAGGTCGGCATCTCGGTCCCGAAGACCGGCCGCGAGGTCGTCGTCTCGGCCTCGCGCGAGAACGGGTTCAACGTGGGACACCGGAAACAATGAGTGGCGAGACGCAGGAGGACGGCCAGAGCTACGGCATCGAGCCCAGCACGATCTTCCAGTCGATCACGGACCCAGACACGCACTTCTCGATCATCGTTTCCCAGCCCGGCGACGACGATGGGTGCCGCGTCGGCGAGCCCACGGAGCTGGTCTGCGATGCGTGTGGCGCTGCGACGAAACTGACGCGGGAGCCGTCTGCGGGTATCGACGACTTCCCCCACAGACCCGATTGTCCGCAGCGATTTACGCACTGGGGCTGGTACCTGGACGTCGTCGACGACGGCCACACGCCCGGCGGCTGACGTTCGGCTCTCCTTCTTACGCGATCAGTTTGCGGGAGCCCACGAGACGAATGGACGTCGGAAATGGCGGTGTGCTTTATATGCCACCCTCTCGTCATGTCGGGCATATGTTTCAGGACGCGGGGGTATTCGACGAGGACTATCTACCGCAGCAACTTCCTCACCGCAGCGCCGAGCGAGACGAGCTCGGCCGTGCGTTTGAGCCAGTCCGCCGGGGGCGGACAGCGGAGAACGTGCTGATCCATGGTCCCAGCGGCGTCGGGAAGACGACAATCGTCCGCCACTGGCTCGGCCAGCTCGAGGACGAAGCGGACGGCGTCGCGACGGCCCACTTGCGCTGTCTCCGGATGACGCCCTGCGACGTCCTCCAGGAAGCCCACAAACAGCATCCGACGGCGTCGGCGACGGCCGCGCTGCCGAACATCACCGACCTCAAGCGCTCGCTGCGAGACCAGGTCGACCAGCCCTTCGTAGTGGTGCTGGACGAGGCGCACACGCTCACGCAGGCGTCCGTTCTTGAGGCGCTCGATGAACTCCCCGAGATCTCGATCGTCGCGATCTGCCACGACCCCGTCCGCTGGCGGGCTCGCCTCGACGACGCCGTCGGTGCACGGATCGAGGATCGGGCGATCGAACTACAACGCTACTCGCCGCCGGAACTCACGGACATCCTGGGGATGCGAGCGGGCAGCGGGCTCGACTCGGACGCCTACCGAACCGCGCAGCTGCGGGAGATCGCCAAGAACGTCGACGGGCGGGCGCGGCGGGCGATCCAGACGCTCAGGGCTGCCGCCGATCGTGCCCTCGAGCACGGTCGCCATGCGATCGCCGACGAGGACGTCGATGCGGCGTACGACATCGCGAACCAGCGAATCCGTAAGCAGCAACTCGAGTCGATGAGCTACCACCATCACGTCGTTTACGCTCTGGTCCACGAGGCTGGGGCGCTCGCGAGCGAGGAACTTCACACCCGCTACGAGACACTGAGCGAGGGATACTACGCCGACCGGGACCAGACACCGGTCGGTCGGCGCCAGCGCCGAAACGCCGTCGCCGATCTCATCCGCTACGACCTCATCGAGGACGACGGCATCAACAGCGGTCGCCAGCTGCGGGTCGCCGACGACACGATCGCGCCGCCGATCGATCGGTCAATCGCTACTACTTAAGTTTTTCACGTCGGAAATAGCGCCCATTTATAAGCTGAATCGCGGCCAACGTCCGGTCGTCATGGCAACAGAGACTCGGACCAAGACGATCGACCTCGTGAGCGACCTCGGCGGCGAGATCGAGGACGGCGCCCAGCGCACGGCGACCTTGGAGCTCGAGTATCACGAGGACGGCGGCCGGACCGTGACGATCAGCCACGGCGTCGAGGAGTGGACGCTGGAGTTCGACGCTGAGGGGCGGTGCGTGAACCGCGATCCGCCGGCGTCAGCCTGGCCCCAGTGGATCGACGACGCTGTCGAACTTGTCAAAACGGAGATCCGGTGAGAACGATGTCAGTCAGCGGCCGACCTACTCGTCGTCAAATTTCCCTGGTCTTCGCCCTCCTCGATGCGGACTTCGAGATCGTCGATCAGATCATCGATCGAGTCGCGAAGCAAATCGCTTCGAGAGGTGGCGCTGTCGAGCACGCCCTCGACCTTCGCTTTCCGAATCAAATGGTCCAACCGCTCGACCCTCTCATCGTCAGCGCGGAACGTCACGCGCTTGACACCCTCGTCGCGATCCTCACTCATGTCCTACCGTATGACGGGGGTGTTAAAAGGCGTTTACCCATTCGCATGGGCATACCGTCATACCGCATGACAAAGACTAAGAGCAAGGCCGTCATACCGTCATGCGGATGAGTCGGATAACAATTCGCCTCCCGGACGAACTCGATGACGCCGTCGAGGAGTTCATTGGCTACGGCAGCAAGAGCGAGTTCTATCGGGAAGCGGCCGAGGAGAAGCTGGCCCGGGACGGCGATTACGAACGGAGTGGCAGTGAGGAAACCCCAGCAGAGTAGCCGTTTCCGCGTACAGGCGACCCACCCTGACAAGTGAACGCCTGTACGCGGCGACCGGCCCCAGAATCGCCCGCTAAACACGACCGATCCGAGGACCAGGCGAGGATAGGCAGGGTGGCTTTATAAAAGTCAACCCATCCCCTCGCCTGGTCCTCATTCTGGTCGGTCGGAAATGATCCCGGGCTGTTGGCGCAGCCCGGCTGCAGGAAGCATCCAATGTCCGAATCCAACACGACTGACAAAGGTAATACGCGACGTACTGACGGTAAGACTGACCTACCCGACAGTAATGCGGTGCATTCCGCACCGAAAGGCGACGACGCTGCAACCACGTTCGCCGAGCACGACCTCTCGTCGTTCCAGCGGTACATCCTAACGATCCTCGCCGACGAGTCGCGGTACGGCCTCGCCATCAAACGCGAGCTTGAGGCCCTCTACGGCGACGAAGTGAACCACGGGAGATTATATCCAAACCTCGACGAGCTGGTCGAGCTCGGCTTCATCGACAAGAGCGAACTCGACAAGCGGACCAACCAGTACGAGCTGACCGACGAGGGACGGGACGCGCTCAAGGACCAGCTGGAGTGGGAACTCCAGCGCGTCGACCCGCCGCACGGAGGTGACGAGGCGTGAGCGCCGCCGACGTCGACGAGCCTTGCCGGCAGTGCGGTGAGCCCGCTGGGAAGATCTACCGCTGCCAGCACTGCGGTGCTCCGGATCCGCTGGACGGCGACGGCAGCGATGACGAGGAGAGCAGCGGCCGACACGTCATGGCCGACGGCGGGCACACGCTCCGCGGCCCGGCGGGTTTTCGGGAGGTGAGTTCGATGGCGAGTGAGCAGTCCACGGACGACAGTCCGGCGTTTCTCCATACGGGCTGGCTGAAGAAGAAGGCCGACGTCCCGGCGTCTCAGGTGCTGGCTGTCAAGGAAGCGTTCACCACGAGAGAGCAGCTTCTGGACGCCCTCAAGGACGGCGAGGATCTTACCGACTACTCCGGGATCGGGACTGCGACATCGAGCGCGCTCTGGGACTGGTACAAGAATGTCCACAACGGCGAGGTTGAGCCGGACGGCACGCTGGTCCTGGACGACGACGGGCTGCATCTCCCCGACTGGCTGGTCGGCTACGTCGGCACGTTCACTGTCGAGACGCCGTCGATCACGATGCGGCCAACCACCACCGACCGCGGGCTCTCCGAGGTCAGCAGCATCCTCGGCGCGTACCCCGATGACGGAGACTGGAACGACCACCTCGAAGCCGGTCAGATCGGCCTTTCCACGCCCGGGCATGAAGAGCGGATCTACGATCTCGATGACCAGCGCAGCGACGACGGAGGTGAGGAGTGATGTCGCAACCGTTCAGCAGCACCGACGATCCGTGGGCCCGGCTCCCGTCGTTCGAGCGAGACGGCGTAGTGGTTCACATCACCACCTACGCCGGCGACGACCACTCGGCCGCAACGACGGTTTTCACGAGCCGGTCGAGTTCCGAAGTCTTCCACGCCGACAAGCACTGCCACCGGCTCCACCGAAGCGACACGATCCGTACAACCGACGGGGAAAGGCGTTGGATCAAAGCGCTGCCGCTTGAGCGGGTGATGACTTCCTGGCTCAACCCGATTCGACCCTGCAACTACTGCACCCAGGACATCCACACGACCGCCGAGATCGCACAAGAGTATGACAACGTCCCCGAGGTCTGTCTGAAGTACTACGAGCCCGGCGACAGCGTGGTCAAAACGAAAGTCCGGACCGATCCCGAGAGCGGTGAAACATCCGTTCGCGAGAGTTCTCGCCCGGCCTACCCCAGCGGAGGTGACGACGCGTGAGCTCCTCCTCCGCCCAGCGCTTCCTGTTCGAGGCCGCCGAGGAGGACGGCGTCGAGGTCGGGATCGAGGACAACATCCTCGTCGCCCGCTGCGCCGACCACACCGACGAGCAGATCGATACCGAGGTCGTCCACGATCTCGCCGGCAAGCACGGCCTCGACGTCGAGCGGTCGGTCGCCGACTTCGACGAAGGCGTCGTCCGTGTTTACATCGCGGCCCCGGGAGGTGGTGGGGCGTGACCCGGCGCGATATCCAACCCGGCGACGTCGTCTACGACTTAGCTCAAAAATCGACGCCGAAGCTACAGGTTCAGCGCGTCGTTGCCGAGACGGTCGCCGAGTACGCCGAGCGCGAGGACTTCAACCTCGCCGAGTACAAGGCCCACCCGCGCCTGCCCGTCAGCAAGTCCGACCGCGTCCTCGAGTGCACGTACATTCCAGACGATCCCGGCGCCGCGCCCTCCGACGGCAACCCCTACGCCGTGCCGGCGGGCCGCCTCGCCCGGGCGCCGGTTGAGATCGCCGACGGCAGCCATCGCGTTCAGGACGAGTTGCGCCTCGAGGTTCTGGACGTGATGTTCCAGCGAGCGAAGGGCCTCGACGAGGACCCGACCAGCGACATGCCAGAGAGCTTCGTCGACGCGGTTCGGCTGCTCGCTGGCGAGCGCTGCACGCCGCTGCTCGACGAAGCCGAGGAACTCGCTGACGCTGCTCGGCTCTCTGGAGGTGACGATGCGTAGCGCTCGCCGGAGCTTCCCTGCGTCGATCGACGGGGCGCTCGCGAGCGCCGGCGTCGGCGACCAGGACACCACATGCCCACACGGAACCGAGGGGTGTCCCGGACCGAACAACCCGGCCGGCGAGCTGCCCTGTGCCGCGTGTTTCCTCTCGCAAGGAGGTGATGCCGGTGGCGAGTAACGCCGTCGACGCAGAGGAGCGCTACCAGACCGCGCTTGAGCAGGCCGTCGAGGCGACCGAAGAGCACGGCGACGCGCTGGTCGCCTGCGACCAGGCCGCCACCAAGCACGCCGTCAAGGACCGGCTGGTCGAGCTGTTCGACGACGTCCGCGAGGAGGTCGATCGCGATGTCTGAGGATGCGGCGCGTCCCGACCGGTTCACGGACATCCCGACGCCGGACCGGTTCTTCCTGCAGGTCGATCTGGTCGAGATCGAGATGCGGCCGATGGATCACGACGACATCCGGTTCACCACCCAGAACGTCCCGGGTGGGAAGTTCGGCTTCGAGATCGCGGCGTCGTACGAGTACGCCGGCTACGACTGCAAGCAGCATGTCTGTCTCGACCGAGAGGGCGCGGAAGCACTGTACGACGCGCTTGGCGAGGCGCTGGGCAAGGACGGTGATCAGCGATGAGCCGCGCGAAAAAGTATCGCCTGGAGGTCGACGCGATAGAACGCCATCCGGGCGATAACGACCACTACGCGCTAGCTGTCGAGCCGCCGCTCAACCGCGACGACGTCTACTGTCGCATCAACTGCCAGGGGCGGACTTGGGGCGGCTCGTCGAAAGCCCTCGAGACACGGGACGCTGCAATCGAGTACATCCACGAACGACTCGAGCGACTCGAAGAGAAGGCACTCGACGACAAGTACCGCGGTGTCACGAGGTACCCCGAACCGCCGAAGCCAGCCAACACGCGCTACGTGGTCCACCCGGACTACGAGGGCGAGATCGGCCCGCGGGAGGTCTGGGGCGATGCGACGCTGTCGACGTTTGGCGCCGGCGCCGCAGACTCACAGTACGCCGAGACGCCGTGGTACCAGCACCGCGAGGCTTACGACGAGTGGCTCGCCCCGCTGCGAGAGGATCCGGGAGCACTCGTCTACCGCGTCTACGCCAAGGACATCGCCGAGATGGCGTACTTCTGGTACGTCGTCGATGAGAACGACCAGCTGTTCGCGGTTCGATACCGTCCTGAGTCCGGGCGGCTCAAAGGCCCGTTCGAGTCGTCCTGTACCTCGGCAACGCGACGTGCCGGGGGGATCGGGATCACCAACGCACCGCCAGCAGACTGCCAGCATCTCAACGTCGACCAGACGCCGTTCGCGAACGGCGTTGACGGCGAGGCCGTCACCGAGTGGATCGAGACCGAGTCGCCGCCAGCGCTCGCGAAGGCCGATGCAAATCAGGTCGACAAGGACGGTGATCACGATGAGTGAGCCCCAACCTGGCGTCCCGTCGACGGAGCTGCCGGGCGACCCCAGCAAGGGCGCCGCCGCGTTCTTCCTGGTCACGCAACTCCCGTTCGCGGCTGACGACGCCAGTCCCGAGGAGCTCGTCACTGTCTGGACCCACGAGTGGGCCGACGAGGACGAGACCTGGGGCGTCGCGCTGAACGGCACTGGGCAGAACCGGCTCTGGTACGGCCCGCTCTATCACGGCGGCGACGCGACGGTGTCGGTCCGGCACCCTGCCGGGACGGCCGTCGTCGCGATCAACCAGCAGGCGCTCGGCGTGCTCAAGCCCGACGCCAACGAGTGGTTCTGCGACCAGGACGCGATCCCGAACTGGGAACAGGCGACGCTGTTCGCGATCCACGAACGGCTCGATGAACTAGGTCACGACGTCCCGAGCATCGAGGAACTCCTGGAGGTGGGCCCCGATGCCGAGTGAAGCGATCTGGGCCGCTGTAACCGGCGCCATCGGCGGCGCGGGAGTGATGCGGCTGTTCGACAAGCGACAGTTCGGCTGGCGGCCGAAGCAGGTGAAGCTCGTCCGAGACAACATCGCGCTCTCGCTGCTCGCGAAGGGCGCACTCGAACGGATGGACGAGGACGAGCCAGCAGCCCTTGAGGAGGAGATCCGGCCAACCGTCCACGACGCGCTCGGCGAGGAATTTGACGTCGATCTGACGGAGGTGTGCGGCGATGTCGAGTGAGCAGGCTGACCTTCGCGCAGAGCTCCTCGATGTCATCGCCGAGAGAACCTCGCCCGACGAGCCCTGGATCTCGACCCGGGCGCTCGTCCAGATCGTTGACGGCGACACCGAGGCGATCAAAGACGAGCTCAACCGCGCCGCCAACAGTAATGAGCTGCTGGAGTGGCGCGGGCAGTTCGCCCCGGTCGAGAGAGAGCATCTGGTCGCCGTCATCGAGGCTGAGAAGGACGCCGACGTGACGCGCCAGCAACTGATCGCTCGGACCAACCGCCTCGTTCGGGAGGTGTCGGAAGATGGCGAGTGACGGAGTGCCCGGCGACATCGATCGCGACGTCGTCTACGTCGCCGGGCGGCAGAACGGCGGCGGAAACCAGCGGAGAGCCCACGTTGACCGCCAGTGTCCCGCACTGCAGCGCGCGAACGCCGTGTTCGAGCGCTCGCTGGACGTCTACCCTGACTCTCCGGACTGGTGTGAGGCGTGCACTGGCGAGATCGACCGCTCAGGACCGCAGGATCACTCGCACTACAACGCGCTGAAAGCGGAGGCTGATCGCTCATGAGACAACAGACTCGGGAGAAGGCGCTGACCGAACGCGAGTTCGAGCGGCTGCTGATCGGTGCAGGGTCGCTCGGCGATTCGATGGAACGGCTCGAAGCCCGCGCGGCGATCCTCATCGGCGGGCGGTTGGGGATGCGACCCGGCGAGGTCACGCATCTCTCATCGGACTGGATCAACCGTCGCAGAGAGATGATCCACATCCCGTCCCACGACCCCTGTACGAAAGGCCGCGACGGCGACCGCTGTGGGTACTGCAGGCAGGCGGTGACGCAGCAACTCAAGCACGACGACAGCAAAGTGTTCGAGGACGTCCTCGAAAGCTACTGGAACCCGAAAACAGACGCCGCAGTCCGCGACGTCCCGTACCGCTTCTCGCAGCGTGTCGGGGTCGCTATCGAGATGCTCCTTGAGGAGTACGACGGGTGGCCCCACTCGTTTTCTACGCTTCAGCGCCGGCTGAACGAGTCGCTCGATGCCGCACCGGACCTCGACAGAGAGTCGACGACGCTCCACGGACTCCGTGCGACTGCGGCGTCGTATCACGCCGGACGTGGCCTCGACGCAGGCCCGCTGCAGTCGATGTTCGGCTGGGAGGACCTGTCGACGGCACGCAACTACATCGCCGTCGACGGCGAGATGACTGCTCGCGCGCTCGGGGAGGTGCACGGATGATGGGCGACGGTAGCGAGCAGGAGGGGTGCCCATACTGCGGAGATACGGATGCCCCTGCCACGTCGCACTATCCGCCGTTCTGCCCTCTCTATCACAAGGAGCAGTGGCAGCAGAAGAATCTGACAGAACACACGGACGCTGACCAGGACGGTGGTCTGCGATGATCGAGCACGACGAGTCCGGCCACGAGGCCATCGTACTGGGCGATGTCGACGACGAGATCGCGACCGACCTCGAGCACGCCCTCGACCTGATCAAGCGTGCTCGCGACGACCTGAGCGACCGCGGTGAGCACGAGGCCGCTGCCGAGGCGATGCTCGCGACGATCGGCCCCGATCACATCCTCGACCAGCACCAGATGATCGCCGGCTCGATCCGGCGCATCTGCGCGGGATCGGACGACCATCTCCAGGATGCGCTCGCCCTCGTCGACGACGTCCAGAGTGACGACCTCAGGGACGCCCGCCAGCTGCTTCAGAGCATCTGCGAGCGCCTGGCCGGGCGGCCAGCGGTTCGGCGCGAGAGCGTCGACCAGTGCATGCGGTGCGAGGCGGTCGTGATCGGCGGCGGGCCCTGTCCCGGCTGCGGCGGGAGGTGGTTCCGGTGACTCAACTCCCACGGCGTCCCTCGCGAGACAACGCCGCAACTGGCTGCACGTTCGTCGACGAGACTGATCAGGATCCGGATCTGCCAGAATACATCCGCAAATGCACCTGCTCGACTCACACTGGCGCCTGTCGCGAGTGTAACTTCAAGATCACCGTCTCGACGTCTGGCGTAGAGTATGGCCACCGGCGAAAGAACAACCTCGGCCCCAACGCGGTTGATCGACGCGACTGCTCGCACAGGTCATCCGAGGTCGATCCAGCGGGCGGACGGGGAGGTGCGTCAGCATGAGCAACCCGTTCACGAAGTCACTCGATCCGAACTTCCGCGGGCGCTACGTCCGCGTGGTCAGCAACGATGGCCAGGAACTCAAGGGCTGGCTAGAGCGGATGCACCATCACGACCGGCACGTCGTGCTGCGTGACGCCGTCGACGTCGACCGCGACGAGGAGCTCGGCGCAGCAATGGTCGCCCACGTCGACGTGATAGAAGTCGTTGATGCGCCCTCGCGGATCGAACGTGTCGCTCTCGAAGACGTCGAGCCGGCGCCGTACCACGCCCGGGACATCTCGGTAGAGGGGAACCGCCAGTACGTCGATCAGGTCCGCGACCGCGGGTTCGTCGGGTCGTATCCCGTCGTCCGGCCGATCCACTGCGGCTGGGAGATTGTCGAAGGGCACAAGCGGATCTGGGCCTGCCGTCAGGCTGGCCTCGATACCCATCCGGTCGAGATCGTCGACGTCGACGAGTGGACGGCCGCGCGCCGGTTCGTCGCCGACCACCTGCCCGACGAACGTCACGTCCAGGACGACGGGACGACCGGGAGCGGCTGGTACGGCGCCGAGGCGATCCCGTCGGCGATCGACGAGCTCGTCGGCCGCTGGGGGACCGAGGCGCTGGAGCTCGATCGCGTCGCGTTCAACGTCGACCGGCTCGACCTGGACGTCGGCGAGGACACCGCCGCCGGCGCCGGCGTCGACGACGATGAGGAAGCGGCGGACGATGCGTCGATCGAGGCAGTCGAGACGGGTGCCGACGCCGTCTCGATCGAGGACCTCGCCGATGACATCACAGGCCTCGGCGACGTCGGCGTCGAGAACCTGCAGGCAGCAGGCTACGAGACCACGGCCGACCTGGAGGGCGCCACAAAGGGCGCCCTGTTGGACGTCGGCCGCGTTGGCGAGAAGATCGCGACCCAGTTGCTCGCCGAGGATGCTGGCGAGGACGACCAGGGCGGGGACGAGCCTCCGGAGACGGCGCCCGATACAACCATCTGTAATATCGAGGATTCGGCTGGTTCAGACGATGGCACTGTCGATCAGGGAGACGCCAGTGATCACGAGGAAGCCGAGGACCTCAACACGGGCGACGATCTCTCGGACGACCAGCAGGCGTTCACCCTCGAGTGGGGTCACTGGGGCCCGCCGCACAGCGGGACCTACCACGTCGACGAAGACTGCTTTGCACTCGGTCGGTCGGACTCAGACCGCGAGCCCGTCCCGCTCCCGCAGCGCCGCGACGAACTGGCGGATGACGGGGACTGGTCGGCCTGTGGGCACTGCTCCGGCGCCGATGACGGCGAGGAATCCGAACCGGACGTCGTCGACGAACAGTCCGACGTCGAGTCCGAGGGCGACGTCGACGTCGACGAGCCCGACCAGAAGGACGGGGCCCAGCTGACCGACGACACGTACCCCCGCGACTGTCACTGCGGTGCGACGCTCCAGAACTCGCTTGAGCTCGCGGTCCACCGGACCGAGGAGCACGGCGTTCCCCAGGAGAGAATCGGCCACCTCGAGCAGGGCGAGTTCGAGGCGATCGTGCAAGACGCCGACGACATCGCCGAGATCGCCGAAGCAGTCTCGTTCGGCATCGAGAAGACGATGCGGATGCTCGGCGTCTACGGTCTCGCCGACGTCGTCGGCGCGACCGATCTAGAGCTCTCGGACATCACCGACTTCGAGTTCGAGGGGGTCGGTGTCGATGGCGGCTCCAGCGACGACAGTGGCGGCGAGCGCGACGAGCGCACGTCACCGACGATCGACGTCGCCGACCTCAACGACCCGCTTGCCGATGACGCCAATGTCGACGGTGAAGGCGAGGAGAGCGGGTCCTCGGCCGACAAGCTGTCCGCCGCCGAGATCAACGCGGCCGCGGACGAGCACGACTACCTCGCCGACGTCGCTGACGAGCTGGGCGTCGAGTCCCAGAAGGCTCGATCGCTTCTCGTGAGCCACGGACGGTACGGCGATGTCTCCGAAGCATCCCGCTACCACGGAGGTGTCAGCCAGTGAACCGCTGGTCCGGCGTTATCGTCGTGCTACTCGCCGCGGCCGCGCTGCTCGCGATCGTCGCGATCAACGGAGGTGGCGTCTGACGTGCGTCCGACGTGTCAGGCGGTTCGAACGCGAGGCTTTAAGAAGCGAGACTCCGTGGGACTCCGTAATCAGGATAGGAGAAATCGACGTTGCGGCCACACCCGTCGCTCGCGGGTTGTGGAGGCAGAGGGTAGGATATCTGTCTCTGCGGCGCGAGTGACCTTAAGCTTACCGGACAGCAGTAGCTGTGCGTATCTCCAGCGCAGCGGCGCTCACAGCTTCGAATCCAGCCGTTTAGCCCAGAGACTCGTGTGCGGAAGGACCCACCCGACGTTCGAACGCGGCGCCCAGCCGGTGGTCTGTCGATGACCGGCGACGGCCTCCTGGGCGACCGCGAAGGAGAGCTGACGCTGACCAGCCAGGACGTCGCGGCGCCGGTCGCGACGGTCGCCCTGGACGGCGACCGGACAGTAACCGAAGTGTGGCAGGACCTCCTGCTTGACTCGGATGTCCAGGACGAGTTCGTGCGCTCAGTGCGGGCCGTCGCTGCGGGCCGAACACCGACCGAGTTCGTCGACGCCCTCGAGGCGTCTGCCCTGGCGCCGTGGCTCCAGACGCCGATGGTCGCGATCGCCGCCGGCGAGAGCGAGGAACTGGACGAGGAGTTGCCACACCGCGCGACCGTCAAGTTCGTCGCCGGCATTCGGCAGCTCGGTTCGGCCTGGTACTCGGAGCTTGAGGAGATGTTCCCTGCAGCACGACTGTTTGGTGCTGGATCCCAACCCACGATCGCCGTCTCGATCGACCAGGAGACGTTCGGCGACCAGCGCCGCGATCAGCGCGAGGCCCTCTGTCAGCTGCTGACCGCGCTCGCCCACCACTGCGATGTCCGGGTCGTCGGGAGCGGCCTCGACCACCGCTGGCTCGCTACCGAGCACCAGCGCAATCTCCCGGGCGATATTAGCGAGCAGTGCAGCACTGCCCGTAGTGAAGCACCACAGGCTGATCTGGTCGCGACGGCTCGCGACGAACTCAGCTACGATGGGTCCGAGGTTGCGATCCTCCGCGCACTTGCCGATGAGTCGACGGAGACGCTGTCGTACCACCAGCTTCGGCAGGCGACCGATCTCAGCCAGTCCCGGGCGTCGCAGTGCTTCAGCCGGCTGGAGGGCCTCGGCCTGATCGGGACGTTCCGGACCGGCAACAGCAAGAGCGCCGAACTGCTCGCCGCTGGCCGCCAGCTCGTCGACGAGTTCGACGAGGACCTTGGCCGGCAGCAGCAACTCCGGGCAGCCGTCGAGGACTACACCAGCCAGTCCGAGGAGGAAAGCGCAGGACGGGAGGGCGTTCCTGACGAGTTTAGCGACCCCCCAAAATCCTCCTCCAATAGCCGTGCCGCACGCGCATGCACGGGGGAGGGGGAGGCAGCGACCCGGCCGGACCGCTGCCGGCTGGCCGAGGTGCACGAGACGCACCTCCTCCCGCGGTGGCTGGGCGACGTGGCGGCTGTGGAGGCCGGCCAGCGCGACATCACGCTGCTGGATCACCCGATCGAGGAGCTGGAGGACCGGGGAACCCGGCTCTGGAGCTACGACCACGACGCCGATCGCCTGCTGGTCGCCGCGGAGTACGACAATCCCATGCAGCATGCGGTCTGCGTTGCACTCGCTTTAGCTGACGTCCGGACGTGGTCGGCAGTCGCCCCGCCGGAACGGATCAAGACCGACGTTGCCGCCGATCCGGAACTGATCCGAGACAAGCGCTGTATCGGCGCGTTCCCCGACGAGGCCATCGATGAGCCAGAGGTGTTCATCGAGAACATCAAGGAATGGGCAGCGGGCCTCTGCGAGATGACGCGGGACCTCTGGCACGGCAACTACCAGGACCGCAACAGCTTCCGGGGCGATATCACGCAGTCGGCCCTCGGGCTGATGGGCACGGTCTCCGACATGCTCGATCTCCTAGACGTCGACGTCGTCCGAGTGACGCAGGTCCCCCGGGCTCAGACGTTCGACGAGGTCGACGAGCAGACGCTGGCCGAGCACATCGGCGTCTCGACGGCCGTGATGTCGCGGTACCGCGACTTCAGCGCCTACCGGCAGCTGTTCGAGGAGGACGAGGAGCGCCGTGCTGCGGTTCCGACGCTCGACGACGTCGACGCCACCGATCCGCACGGCGTGGTCACCACTCGGACCGTCGTTGTCGGGCCGAACGTCTCGGACTTTGAGAGCACGGTTCGATCGAGAGCCCGGAACCCGCGAGAGCTCCACGAGGACGCCCCGGAGTTCGCCGTCCCCGTCACGATCGGCAACGGCGGTCGTCGGCAGACCTACCACCAGTCGCTGCAGTCGGTGTGCTCCCGAAAGAACCTGGAGGCGACCGCCGAGACGACGGCGCTACTCCGGGCACTAACGGGGACGCCGGTCGACGCCGCGAGGGCGGTCAGCCAGGGCCTCAGCACCGAAGGCTTCCATCGCGAACTCCGCCCCGAGGAAGTCCGCGTCGCCCTCTCGACGCTGGACTGGCGGCGGATCCTCCCCGGAACGGGCGAGACCGTCCAGAAGGTCGTCAAGACGCTGCTGACTGCGACCGAACCGCTCAGTCAGCGGGAGCTGGCAGACCGCGCTGGCGTCACTGAGCAGTCGATCCGCGACAACCGGGGCGTCCTCGAAGCACTGGACCTGCTCCGCGAGACCGCGGACGGCTGGCGGCTTTCGCTGCCGTTCCGAACCAGCGAGGAGCGCTGGAGCGGCATCAAGCCGGAGCTTCTGGAGTGCTCGGCGATGACGACGGTCACTGACGTACTCTGGGAGATCGCGGAGGTCCTCGTCCCGACGGACCGACTCGTCGACCCTGACGATCCGATCGGCGGCGCGTTCTACGCTGCCGACCCGCCGGGCGAGCTGCAAGAGGTCTGGCCGGAGATCGAGGCCTGGGTCGACGTCGTCGTAGCGCTGCTTGATCAGCCTGTGAGAACACAGGACATAGTGGTGTCCTTCGGCCCCTCGATCGAGCAACAGCCGATCGCGGCGGTCCAGGGAGGTGCGGCATGACTCGCCGCTGCTCCAGCTGCGGGAATCCACTCACCCAGACGCCGTATGAGCTCTGGCTGTTCCACATCTGCCAGTCGTGCTACGCCGACCAGTCAACGCGGAAGTGGTCCGATAGCATCGGAACCGAACGGAAGTGGCGCTACGTCCCGCGCTGGCACATGGATGCCCTCCAGGACGGTGAGCCCGATGTCTGAGGATCGACTCGAACGTGCTGCCGCCGATGCGAACCACGTTTGCACAGTCTGCGGCGGCTACGTCAAATCGAAGCGTGAAGCCGAGGTTGATGCCGACGAGCGCTTCGGCCATCGGAGGTGTCTCGACGCTCTGAACCGCTCGCCTTTCTCGGACAGTGCTCAGGACGGTGATCGTGATGTCTGATAAGGCGACGTATCGGATCCACGATGAGCCGCCGGTCGTCACGGACGACCTGCAGGCAGTCCAGGCGGCGAAGCAACTCGGCTACGAGGTCACGAAGGTCGATCAGGACGGTGATCGCGATGAGTGACGCCAACCAGTCCAGCGGCGGCCTGGGGCCCTGGGTCACTGACGACGAGATCGTCGCCGCGCTACGGGAGGCCTGGAACGCCGGCGAGCGCGACCCGCTTGAGGGCGGCGTCACCAGAGCAACGCTCGCCGACCGTGTGGATCTCTCGCCAACTCGCCTCAAGGCTCGCCTGCTCGACCTCCGTGAC